GAGTGGCGTTTTAACAGTGAATTGAAATACGTTGAGTATTATGATGGCGGAGCATGGAGACAGATAGACACTGAGGCTGTTGCACCAACATTTAAAGCTGCGGAAAACTTCAACACTAACACCTATTTCGGTAATGGGGGTACTCAAAAAATAGACGCTAAGTTTAATGAGGCTGCGAATTTTAATGGGACTAGTAGTTACATAGACACTAACACAAAATTTACTCCTCAATTAATGTCATTTTCTGCGTGGGTAAATCCAAGTGTTGATAATGTTTACGGCGCAGTTTTTAGTAATAGAGCGGGTCCTACTAATTATTATGGAATTGATTTTGGAATAACTAGTGATGGAAAGATATATTCAAGATTTACAACCCCAAGCGGTAGCGGAAACTCTGATTCTAATACCATTTTATTGCCTAAAGAAACTTGGACACAAATAGGATTTACTATAAGTGGGTCTACAGCTATAGTTTATAAGAATGGTGCTGCAGAATATACTGTTTCTTCTATTGGTACAATCCCTAACACTTTGAATTTTCATATAGGAAAACAAAGCGGAGCATCTGGTACTTATTTTAACGGAAAAATTGATCAAGTAAGAGTATTTAATACAGCGCTTACAGCTGATCAGGCTGAAGATTTATATACAGACGAAACAACAACAACAGCCGCTACATTAAACTTCCCAGCGGGAGCAGGATGTATCGCTGCTTACCAGTTAGATGGTAATGGTAATGATATTTCTACAAATTATAACGGCACAACAACAGATATCGGATACACAGGCTTAGAATTCCAACCAGATTTAGTTTGGATAAAACAAAGAAGTGGTTCGAGATGGCACCAATTATTTGATTCTATTAGGGGTACAACAAACAGAATAAATTCAAACGAAACTGACCCAGAAACAAGTGCTAATACAAGTTTAACTAATTTTAACACAAATGGATTTACTTTAGGAAGTGATTTAGATGGTAATCAAAGTGGTCAATCATTTGTCGCTTGGTGTTGGAAAGCAGCAGCAAGTAATGCAACAAATAATGAGGGCAACGATACAAGTATAGTTAGGGCAAATAAAGCTGCTGGTTTTAGTATGGTTAAGTATACAGGTCCTGGTGTATTAAATCCTGGGCATGGACTAGATGTACCACCAAATCTTATTATCGCAAAAGGATATAGCGCTACGGAAGATTGGTACGTATATAATTCCATAAGTGGTACAGGAAAATATTTATCTTTTACTAGAAATGATACAGGAAACGGAAAGGGCAATGACGGAATACAAACCAGAGCAGCGTCTTTTAGCACAGTTAGTTCAACATCATTTACTACCAACGTAACTAGCGCTAGTTTATCTTATATTGCTTATTGTTTTGCGAATATGTCTGGCTATCAACGTGTCGGCACCTATCTCGGAAATGAAACCACTAACAGGCGTTACACAACAGACGATGATTCTTCTAGTGGTGCAAATGGTTTTAGTCCAAGATTTTTATTGATTAAATCTTTAGCAAATGGTTATGGTTGGCAATTATACGATAATCTACGATTAGTTTCGGTAGGTTCAAATGCAGGTACATTAAATGCAAGACCCTACGTTTTACCAAATCTTGATAACGCTGAAAATGGTTCAACTAATGAGAATATAAATTTTAATTCTGATGGTTTTACACTTACAGGGTCTGCACAATCTGTAAATGAGAGTGGAGTAACCTACTTATATTTAGCAATAGCATAATGGAATATATACAAATAACAATACTATGACAATAACAATTTTAATCGGACTAATAGTTTTACTGATCTTAATAAACATAGCCGCTATATGGCTTACAAAAAAAGGTCTTACTAAAGACACAAACAACAATATGATTCCAGACATCCTAGAGAAGAAGTTTGATAAGATGAAGGCTGATGTATCAAAAAGAGTTGATCGTGTCGGAGAAGAGCTTAGAGACGTTACTAAGGCTATTAAGGAAGTAGGCAATCAAATCGGAGATGTCCCCGGTGCAATGAAAGGGCAGAATAGATCAGGCAAAAAACCAAACAAGAAATGAATTACGTGCAAGACACCACAGTAGGTGACATTCAAGTAAACTATATATATGTTAAATCTAAAAACAGAAACATTGACTGACTTAAAAATCTATGCTCTAAACATAGGAGCTGTAGCTACATCAATGACAAATTTAGATGTGGCCCTAAAGATTATTGCTACCATTATCGCAATAGGATATACTCTGCACAAATGGTATATAATGTATGGAAAGAATAAGTAAACATATAACACACAAAGAAGCTGTATACTCTAATACAGCCCTTCGGTTGAATCTAAAAAACAATCCGAATGATTATCAAGTTTCTAATATGGTTGGTATTGCTACTCATATTTTCGAGCCTCTTAGAGAATATGTATGTGGACCCATAAAAATTAATAGCATGTTTAGGTCTGAAGATTTGAATACCGCTATAGGTGGAAGCAAATCAAGCCAGCACTGTCAGGGTAGAGCCATTGACCTGGACGATACTTTTGGTCATAAGACCAACGCGGAAATGTTTAATTACATAAAAAACAATTTAAGCTTCGACCAGCTTATATGGGAATTTGGAGACTCTACTAATCCCAACTGGGTACACGTTAGCTACGTGTCGCAAGAAGAGAATAGAAAAAGAATTTTGATCGCTGAAAAGATTAAAGGACGCACATCATACAGAGTGGCATGAGCAAAACAAAAAAACCTTTTAAAGAAACAAGAGTAGGCAAATTTCTTATTGAGAAAGCGCCATCGATTCTAGGAATTGTAGGGGATGCTATACTTCCCGGCAATGTTATTTCAGAACTTATTAGTGGTAACACCGAACTCTCTGAAGGGGATAAGAAGATTGCTTTAGAAAAATTAAAAATAGAACGAGCAGAAATAGATGGAGTCACTCAAAGATGGGTGGCAGATTCAAATAGCCAGAGTTGGTTAGCTCGTAATATTAGACCTCTAACTCTTGCGGTATTAGTAATGGCATATGTGGGCGGATGGTTCATGGGCTTAGATACTGAGGATACGGCAAGTCTAGTTACGTGGGTGCTTTGCGGATACTTCGGAGCGAGAACGGCAGATAAAATAGGAGTCAAATTCCCCTCCAAAAACAGCTAATCAAATAGAGGCGTAAAAATATTTGTATCTTTATATTCAAATTAAATCAAATCAAATGGATATAAGGAAAATTTCTGTTGGACCAGATTTTAAGTCTGGAGCGATGCACTACTTAGTGGGTCAGGAAATTTTAAACGGTCAGTATTTTATACATCTCATACAACACGACCCTGGAAATAACTCTTTTAAAATATGGATTCAAAGAAGTGACGAGATATTGTTATGGAAAGAGTTTGGCTCTAAGATGCCCGTGTCAATAGAGTATAACATTAATTTTTAATGAGATCTCCCTTTTACTTTATCGTTAAGCCTTTAGAAGGAAAGCGATATAATAACACAAAAAATATAGGAGGTTTAGATGTTATAACGAGTTCCTCAGAAGAAGACTATAAGTTTTCAAACAGAAAAGGAATAGTACAAGAGTTACCTCTTAATTATAATGGACCTATTAAAATAGATGATACTCTGTTGGTACATCACAATGTGTTTAAGTTTTATAATGACATGAAGGGTAGGCAGCAGAGTGGTAAAAGTTATTTTAAAGATGATTTGTTTTTTATAGACAATGATCAATTCTATATGTACAATCAAGATGGTGAGTGGCATAGCCATGACCGTTATTGCTTTGTTAAACCCATGAAAAAACAAGAGTCTTCTATATTTAAAAGAGGAAATGAAGAGCCTCTTATGGGAGAGATGGCTTATCCAAATAAATATTTATTATCTAAGGGAGTGGAGCGTGGACAAAAAATAGTTTTTAAACCAGATAGTGAGTATGAATTTGAAGTAGATGGTGAGAAGCTATATAGAATGTTTGATCATCAAATAACAATGATGCTATGAGTTCAGATTTATTAAAACTACAAATAATACAGGCAGGTAAAAAAGCTGTTGAGCAATTAATAAAAGTTGCAAAGGAGGATATAATAAAGCATGATCCGGAAGATGAGCTAGCTGCAGATAGATTGAAGAATGCGGCAGCCACTAAAAAATTAGCTATATTCGATGCGTTTGAGATTCTTAATAAGATTGATACAGAGCAAGAGAATATAAATATGTCAGTTAATAAAGATAAACCTCAAACAAAACAAGGCTTTGCAGAAAGAAGATCAAAATAAAATATATAGTAATGTAAAAGATTTTATTCCTTCTGGAGTTCTAAAGAATAAGAATAATAATCGATCATGGCTTTACGGATATAATGAAAAGTATAAGCTAGTTGTTATTTCTAAAACAGGTCAAATTGATCAGGTAATAGAAGTTAATGGTTTATATATCGGTCTACCGATGCAACCCAAGGAAATACATAAACGATCTGATTCTAAAGTTGATCAGTATTGGGAAAGAGAATCTATACCAAAGCAGCTATCACGAATTAATTCTATATTTCAATGGAATGAAATGTCATCTTTGTTTAAAGATAAGTGGGTTGACTACATAGAAAAAGAATTTGACAGGAGAGAGCTAGGCTTTTGGTTTTATAACAACGGTATTCGAACTTATATGACTGGATCTCACTACATGTATTTACAGTGGACAAGTATTGATATTGGATATCCAGACTTTAGAGAGGCTAATAGAATATTTTTTATTTACTGGGAAGCTTGTAAGGCTGACAAGAGATGTTTTGGAATGGACTATTTAAAAATAAGACGTTCTGGATTTTCATTTATGGGGTCGTCAGAATGTGTTAACACGGGCACTTTAGTAAAAGACTCTAGGGTAGGCATACTATCTAAGACTGGGTCTGATGCTAAGAAAATGTTTACCGATAAGGTAGTTCCTATTGCGAATAGGTTGCCATTCTTTTTTAAACCTATTCAGGATGGTATGGATAAGCCAAAAACAGAATTAGCATTTCGTATACCTGCCTCTAAGATTACTAAAAAAAATATGTATGATACTGTGGATGATGAGCTCTATGGTTTAGATACCACTATTGACTGGAAGAATACAGATGAAAACTCCTATGATGGTGAAAAATTACTTTTATTAGTTCATGATGAGAGTGGAAAATGGCTAAAGCCTAATAACATATTAAATAATTGGCGCGTAACTAAGACTTGCTTGAGGTTAGGTAGCAAGATAATAGGCAAGTGTATGATGGGTTCTACTTCTAATGCTTTAAATAAAGGAGGATCTAATTTTAAAAAATTGTTTGAAGACTCTGATTTATCTACACGTAATTCAAATGGTCAAACTAAAAGTGGTATGTATTCTTTGTTTATTCCTATGGAGTGGAACATGGAAGGTTTTATAGATAAGTATGGGATGCCTGTATTTTACAAGCCTGAGGAACCTGTGCTTGGAGTTGATGGAGAAATGATCCTTAATGGTGCAATTGATTACTGGCAAGCTGAAGTTGATTCGCTTAAAAAAGATCCAGATGCATTGAATGAATTTTACCGTCAGTTTCCTAGAAGTGTATCGCATGCGTTTAGAGATGAAAGCAAATCTTCTTTATTTAATTTAAGTAAAATATATCAACAGATAGATTATAATGATTCGCTTATCATAAATCAGCACGTAACTACAGGTAAGTTTTATTGGAAAGACGGAGTAAAAGATACTGAAGTTATATTCACTCCTGATCCTAACGGTAGATTTAAGGTATCGTGGACTCCTAATAAATCTTTGACAAATAGAAAGCAGACTAAAAATGGAGTCTTTTATCCTCTAAATGAACATATTGGTGCGTTTGGCTGTGACTCTTATGATATATCTGGAACGGTAGGAGGAAGAGGATCTAACGGTGCGTTGCATGGACTGACTAAATTTAATATGGAGCAAGCTCCGAGTAATGAGTTTTTTCTAGAGTACGTTGCTAGACCACAGACGGCAGAGATATTTTTTGAAGAAGTATTAATGGCGTGTATTTTTTATAGTATGCCGATACTTGTAGAGAACAATAAGCCAAGGCTTTTGTATCACTTTAAAAACAGAGGGTATAGGGGCTATAGTGTGAATAGACCTGATCGTCATTTCAACAAACTATCTAAAACAGAAAAAGAATTAGGAGGTATACCGAATACATCAGAGGATGTTAAGCAGTCACATGCAGCAGCTATTGAGTCGTATATAGAAAAATATGTAGGCCTAGATTTAGATGGGGCTTACCGAGATGTTTCTGAAATGGGAACCATGTATTTTATGCGTACCTTGGAGGAGTGGTCAAGGTTTGATATTAATAATAGAACAAAGTTTGATGCTAGTATTAGCTCAGGTTTAGCGGTTATGGCTAATCAAAAGAATCTGTATTTGCCTGATCAAAAACAAACCAAAATAAATCTTAACTTTGCAAGATATACTAATAATGGAGTTTATAGTGAATTAATAAAATAGATGAAAGACGTTAATATAAATATTTCATCTGTAGGTTTTCCTAGTCAGTTTGTATCAGACTCAGAAAAAGCCTCCGATCAATTCGGTCTACAGATAGGTCAAGCGATACAGTACGAGTGGTTCAGAAAAGATTCTAGCGGATCTAGATACCACAGTCAGTGGAGAGATTTTAATAGATTGCGTCTATATGCTAGGGGTGAACAGTCGGTTGCTAAATATAAGAATGAATTATCTATAGATGGTGATCTGTCTTATTTAAACCTTGACTGGACTCCGGTTCCTATACTTCCAAAGTTTGTAGACATTGTTGTTAATGGTATGCAGGATAGGCTTTTTAAGGTTAAGGCTTATGCTCAAGATGCTTTGTCTCAATCAAAAAGAAGTAAGTATCAAGAGATGATTGAAGGTCAGATGGCAGCTAAACCTATTTTAAAAACTATACAAAAAGAAACTGGATTTGATCCTTTTGTTATGAATCCTGATGATCTTCCGGCAACTGACGAAGAACTTTCATTGTACATGAATCTTAACTATAAACCAGCAATAGAAATTGCAGAAGAAGAAGCAATCGATACCATGTTTGCTGAAAATCATTATCAAGATACTAGAAAAAGAATAGACTATGATCAGATGGTTATAGGAGTTGGTATGGCTAAGCACGAGTTTCTCCCAGGTTCTGGAGTTCAAGTATCGTATGTAGATCCTGCTAATGTTATATATAGTTATACTGAAGATCCATTTTTTAAAGATTGTTTCTACTGGGGTGAAATAAAAACAGTGAGTATAAGTGAACTAGTAAAAATTGATCCAACCTTAACTAATGAACAGTTAGAAGAAATATCTAGATACGGTCAAAGCTGGTATGATTATTTTAATACTGCACAATATTCTGAAAACGATATATTTTATCGCGACACTTGTACGTTAATGTATTTCAACTACAAGACAACAAAAAAAATAGTTTATAAGAAAAAAATAGGTGAAGGTGGTGCAACTAAAATGATAGAAAAGGATGATACTTTTAATCCTCCAGAAGAAATGCTTGAAGAAGGAAACTTTGAAAAGATTGAAAAGACTATCGATGTGTGGTATGACGGTGTAATGGTTATGGGAACTAACATTATACTTAAGTGGGAACTTGCAAGGAATATGGTTAGACCTAAGTCTTCATCGCAGCATGCATTACCTAATTATGTAGCAGTAGCACCAAGAATGTACAAGGGTGTTATTGAATCTTTAGTTCGACGAATGATTCCTTTTGCAGATCTTATACAAATAACACATTTAAAGCTACAGCAAGTAATTGCTAAAGTAGTTCCTGACGGGGTTTATATTGATGCAGATGGTTTAAATGAGGTTGACTTAGGAACAGGGGCAGCATATAATCCAGAAGACGCATTGCGTTTGTATTTTCAAACAGGTAGTGTTATAGGTCGTAGCTATACTCAAGACGGTGAGTACAATCAGGGAAGAGTTCCGATTCAACAGCTTACAGGTAATTCAGGAGCTTCTAAAACACAGATGCTGTTAGCAAATTACAATCATTACTTAGACATGATACGTTCAGTAACTGGTCTTAATGAAGCGAGAGATGGGTCAAGCCCTAATCCTGATGCTTTAGTAGGTGTTCAGAAATTAGCAGCTTTAAGCTCAAATACAGCTACCCGACATATATTAGACGGAAGTCTTTACATATATCGAGCGTTAGCTGAAGCGTTAACGTATAGGGTGGCTGATATTTTAGAGTATGCCGATTTTAAAGAAGACTTTATTAATAAAATAGGTAAGTATAATGTGAGTATACTAGGTGAAATATCACAATTATATATTTATGACTTTGGAGTATTTATAGAGCTATCACCAGACGAGGAACAGAAGGCAATGCTAGAGCAAAATATTCAGATGGCATTATCTAAGAGTAGTATAAATCTTGAAGACGCTATAGACATACGTGAAATTAAAAACCTTAAACTTGCTAATCAATTATTAAAGGTTAAGCGTAAGTCTAAGCAAGAGCAAGAAGAGAAGATGCAGATGCAGCAGCAAGCAATGGTTTCTCAGCAACAATTAAAATCACAAGAAATGGCAGCGCAAGTTGCGGTTCAAAAAATAGAACTTGAAGCTCAAGCTCAAATAAAGATAAGACAAGCTGAAATAGCTTTTGAAATTGAAAAGCAAAATAATGAAGCTAATCTAAAGGCTATGCTTATGAAGCAGGAGTTTGCTTATAATCAGCAACTTAACAATATTACTGAAACCGCATTGTCATCAAGAGAAGGGGCAAGAGAAGAGGCTAAAAATAATAGAATTAGTCAGCAAAACACAGAACAATCACAGCTAATTAATCAAAGAAAAAATAATTTACCACCTAAAAGATTTGAATCTAATGAAGACTCAATGGATGGGTTTGACTTAGCGGAGTTCAATCCTAGGTAGGTAAAAACGTATTTGTTTTTTTAGTAATTTTGTAATAAATCAAATCAAATCAAATGGAAATGCAAGTAAGAGAAGTTACTGACGTTGTAGAAAAGTCTAAACAACAGATAGAGCAAGAATTATTAGACAAGCATGAGGCTCAACAAAAACTTGAGTTTGATGATGACAAAAAAGAACAGGTAGATTCTGTTGAAGTTTCGGAGCCTGAAATAAAATCCGAAGAAAGTATTGTAGAGGAACTTAAAAAAGATCCTGAGCTTTCAGAATTAAATGAAGAACAAGTTCTTTCGTTTATTGAAAAAAGATATGGTAAGCAAATAAATTCTTTAGAAGAATTGACAGCTGAAAGAGAAGAGTCAGAGACCCTTCCTGAAGATGTGGCTGCTTACTTTAAGTACAAAAAAGAAACAGGAAGAAGTTTGGAAGAATATGTTAAGCTACAGCAAGACTTTTCTCAAATGAATCCTGACTCTTTGCTAAAAGAGTATTTAACTATAACTGAGGAAGGTTTAGATCCTGAAGATATCGAATCCATAATGGAAGATTATGAGTTTGATGAGGAACTGGATGATCCTGCAGATGTTAAAAAAACAAGGTTAGCAAAGAAAAAAATTATTGCTAAAGCAAAAAAGTTCTTCAGAGAACAACAGGAAGTGTATAAACAGCCTCTTGAGTCAAGAGAAAGTTCAGCCTCTCAGAATGAAGAATTTAAAGCTTACAAGCAATATGTGAATGAAGCTAAAACGCAGAAAGAAGAAAGTGATCGTAAATCTGATTGGTTTGCGAAGAAAAGTGACGAAGTCTTTAGCACTGAATTTAAAGGTTTTAAATTTAAAGTTGACGAGTCCGATATAACTTTTTCTCCAGGCAATGCTTCTGAGTTAAGAAAAGCTCAAGAAACGCCTATGAATTTTGTAAATAAATTCTTAGATGAATCGGGTATGCTTAAAGACGCAGAGGGATACCATCGCTCTTTAGCTATAGCAATGAATCCGGAAAAATTTGCTCAGTTCTTTTACGAACAGGGTCAATCAAATGCAACGGAAGATGTGATACGCAAAACAAAAAATATAAATATGAGTGAGCGTAGTGCACCAGAAGTTTCAACACAAGGAGGAATGCAAGTTAAATCAGTTTCAACGCCTTCAAGCAATGGACTAAAAATTAGAAGTATAAAAAGAACTTAATATTAATTAAAAACTTATAATCATGGCAGGACAAGTAAAAGCCGCACCAACGTTTGCGCTAACCCCGAGTTCAGAGAGAACTCCAACAGCACAAAATTATCTAACCAATGCAGATTTCAATTGGTTAAATCAATATTTACCAGACACTTACGAAAAAGAATTCGAGCGTTATGGTAACAGAACAATCTCTTCATTCCTCCGTATGGTAGGTGCTGAGATGCCTACTAACTCTGACCTTATCAAATGGGCTGAGCAAGGTAGATTACATACTAAATATACTCAAGTAGGTTGTGGAGTTATAGCAGGTGCTAATCAAGTTGTATTTCAAGTAAATGACGTACTAGACCCAGCTGCAGCTAATCAAGTTATTAGAGTTGGTCAAACTCTTGTTGTCGTAAAAAATGACGGATCAGGATCAAACAAAGCGGTTGTTAGTGCAGTAACTGCAAGAGCAGCTGGTAATGGTCAAGGTCAATTCACAGCAGATTTTTATGAAGCAGCTGGATTTACTGGAGGAACAGGATTAGCTAATGCAGATGTTACTGTATTTATCTACGGATCTGAATTTAGAAAAGGAACAGCAGGAATGCAAGGTTCTCTTGAATCAAATGATTTCATTTTTGACAACAAGCCTATTATCATTAAAGATACTTATAACGTATCTGGATCTGACATGGCTCAGATTGGATGGATTGAAATTACAACTGAAGACGGAGCAAGTGGATACTTATGGTATCTTAAGTCTGAGCATGAAACAAGACTACGTTTTGATGATTTCTTAGAGACAGCAATGATTGAGGCTGTACCTGCAGAACAAGGTTCAGGAGCAGATCTTATCTTAGGTGGTTCTAACGCTGGAGCTGGTGAAACTGGAGCAGGATCAGATGGTATTTTCTATGCTGTACAACAAAGAGGTAATATCTGGGACGGTGGAAACCCAACAGTATTAGCTGACTTTGACAATGTAATTAGTCGTCTTGACAAGCAAGGGGCAATTGAAGAAAACGTATTATTCGTTGATCGTCAGTTTGCTTTTGATATCGATGATATGTTAGCAGCACAAAACTCTTACGGAGCAGGTGGTACTTCATATGGTCTTTTTGACAATGATCAAGAGATGGCGTTAAACTTAGGATTTACAGGATTCCGTAGAGGTTATGACTTCTATAAGAGTGACTGGAAATACTTAAATGACCCAACAATGAGAGGTGGACTTCCAACAGGAGCAGGATCAGGACGTGTAAACGGACTACTTGTACCAGCTGGATCAACTAGTGTTTATGACCAAATACTTGGTAAAAATGCTAAACGTCCTTTCTTACATGTACGTTACAGAGCTTCTGAAACAGAAGATCGTCGTTACAAAACTTGGATTACTGGTTCAGCCGGTGGTGCAGCTACTAGTGATGTGGATAACATGCAAGTAAACTTCTTGTCAGAGAGAGCTGTTTGTACTTTAGGTGCTAACAACTTCTTTATCTTCCAAGAGTAATAGGGTAAATTAATAAGGGGGTTTAATCGCCCCCTTTTTTATTGTTATAAATTTTAAATCTAATCAAATGAAAACTACTTCAAAATATGTAGACAAGATCTACAAACTTACGCGCGAAACTGCGCCACTTTCCTTAATCTTAGCATCACGACACACTCAAAGATTTCCATTGTTATGGTTTGATGAAGAGACAGGAACTAATAAAGCTTTACGATATGCTAGAAATCAGAACTCTCCCTTTCAGGAGGAGCAAGATAATAATGCAATTCTAGAGCCTATTGTATTTGAAAACGGTTTCTTAACCGTACGAAAAGAAAATCAAGTACTACAAAAATTTTTAGACTTTCACCCTGGCAAAGGCCGGGTATATGTGTTAGTAGATAAAGCAAAAGAAGCCGCTGAAATCGTACAAGAATTAAACGATGAGGTTGATGCTTTAATAGAAGCACGTCAGCTTACGGTTGATCAAGTAGAAAATGTAGGACGTGTATTGTTTCAAGTTGATGTTACTAAAATTACAACTTCTGAATTAAGAAGAGACATATTAGTATTCGCTAAGAATCAACCAAAAGATTTCTTGTTATTGTTACAAGATCCTATGCTTAAAATGAATGCAACTATTCAAAATTTCTTTGATAAAAACTTATTGCAAATGAGAAATAAGGATAAAGAGGTTTGGTTTAATACTCCTTCTAATAAAAAGAAGATGCTTAATGTACCTTATGGTGAAGAATCTACACACATGGTAGCATCATTTTTTGAGAATGATGAAGGTATAGAAGTGCTGAAACACTTGTCAGGCTTGATAAAGAATATGTAAATAGTGTGTTTTTAATTTTAGTATATTTGTGATGAGAATATTCTCATATAAAACATAAATTTTTTGAAAGATGACTAAATTTCTTTATGTATCAAACGCGCCAATTACAGGCCAATTGATCAGTGTAAATGGTATTAAAAACATTGGAACAGCTACTGCGACAGCAACTACTGTGACTGTCGATTATGTTGATGGAACTACAACTACAATAACTACTGCAGCTCAGGTTGCGCATGATGTTTATGATGCTATTAAAAATGCAGTTGAAAATTCTTTAACTACCTCTTGGACGAATCCCTATTATAATGTAGCGCTTCCAAAAGCAGTTACAAGTATTGTTAACGCATAATTATACTAACAACACTTTATTTAAGGAGAGGTCAACAAAAATTGACCTCTTTTTTTTTTGCTTATCTTTGTGTAAAAGAATAACAATGATAAATTCTGTACGAAATACAGTTTTGGCAATCCTTAATAAAAATAATTACGGGTATATTTCACCGCAAGATTTTAATTTGTTTGCTAAACAAGCGCAGCTAGATATATTCGATGATTATTTCTATCAATACAATCAATTAATAAACAAAGAAAATGCTCGCCTTTCGGGCACGGGGTATGCCAATATTACTAAAGGCTACGAAGAGGTTATCGATATGTTTTCAGAAACAAAAACGCTAACTCAAAATTTATTAAATCAATATTTTTTACCTTCTCAAACCACTACAAGTGACGACTATTATTTAATAAATAAAGTTTTGTGTTCTAGCGGAGGTATTTATCAAGGAGAAGCAGAAAAAGTTTCTAATAGTAAAATTACTATGTTAAATCTTTCTAACTTAACATCACCTACTTTAGAGTATCCTGCTTATAGCTTACAGAGTTCTTTTATAACAATATTTCCTGCTCAGTTTAATGGAGCTACAGATGTACAAGCTCAATACATACGTTACCCAAAAGAACCAAACTGGACTTATTTAAATGTAGCTAATGGAGACCCTGCGTTTAATCAGAGTAATGCAGATTTTCAAGATTTTGAATTATCTCCTGATGATGAAACATCACTTGTATTTAAAATACTACAGTATGCTGGTATGTCAATTAGAGATATACAAGAGGCACAGTTTGGGGCAGAGCAAGAACAAATGGAAGAACAAAAAGAAAACTAATGGCATACTTATCTGAATATCAATATTACGACAATGCTGGAGTAACTCCCTCTAATGCTAATTGGGGTTCTTTTCAGTATGTTCCATTAACTGATATAGTTAATAATTTTCTATTAATGTATGATGGAAATCACTCATTAGTAAACAACGAGGAAAGGTATAAGATTTTATTTCACACTAAACGTGGTATACAGGAACTTAACTATGATGCCTTTAAAGAAATAAAAGCGTTAGAGTTAAAGGTATTTGATACTCTTACCTTTACTCTACCCTCTGATTACGTAAACTGGGTTAGGATCTCTTTGTACAAGAACGGCTTTTTAAGACCACTTACTGAGAACATACAAGTAAACTCAGCTGCATCGTATTTGCAGAGCGCAACGGGTACTCTAAGCTTTAATGCAGACGGAACAATTCAGACTGCAGCATCAACATTAGATACTGAAAGAGTTAATGGATCACAACAAAGCATATACCTAAATCAAAACAATTCTAATGATGGGTCAAATGTCTCACCAGATAATCCCGACACATGGAGAGATTATAATATTGGAGCTAGATATGGTCTAAATACTGAAACCGCTAATGCTAATCCTACCTTTAGAATAGATAAGAAGGCAGGTGTTATTAATTTTGACTCTACAATGGCTAATGAGCAGTGTGTATTAGAGTACATATGCGATGGTATGGAAAATGGTAATGATTCATTGGTAAGTGTAAATAAATTATTTGAAGAATATCTCTATGCATATGTAAAATATGAAATATTAAATAATAAATTTGGAGTACAAGAGTATATAATAAACAGAGCTAGAAAAGATAAAAGTTCTTTATTAAGAAATGCAAAGATTAGAATAAGTGATATTCATCCTGGAAGACTTTTAATGAGCATGAGAGGACAAAACAAGTGGCTTAAATAGAATGGCAAATATTCAAAGAAATTTTATCGCAGGGAGAATGAATAAGTCTCTTGACGAAAGGCTTATACCGAATGGTGAATATGAGGATGCATTAAATGTAAGACTAGGATCAACTGAAGGATCTGAAATTGGTTCAGTAGAAAATTCTAAAGGTAATACCAAGTTAACCTCGCTTCAGTACGAAGAGACAGGATCAATATCAGGAGCAGAATTATTAAGTGATCAAGCTAGGTGTTTGGGTGCGTATGAAGATGGACAGAATAACCGTATATACTGGTTTGTTCATGATCCAGCATTTACTATCGGAAACACAGGGAAGATAGATTTGATTGTTTCTTTTAATCCTACTACAGGAAATTTAACTTATCATGTTATTAGCATTGATGATGGATCTGGTGGAAGTACAACGCTAAACTTTAATCCAACACATTTAATTACAGCTGTTGACTTGGTAGATGACTTGTTGTTTTTTACGGATAACTTTAACCCTCCAAGGGTTATTAATATATTACAAAACTATCCTAATCCTTTTTATAATACTGATGGTATAACAGCTGAAGAGTTGATGGTTATTAAAAAGCCGCCTACTTCTGCTCCTACTTTTACATTAAGAATTTCTCCGTTTGGTGAGTCAGATGATTTTTTAAAAACAAGATTTATTTGTTTTGCTTATAGATATCAGTATACAAATGATGAGTATTCCGCTACTTCGCAATGGTCACCTCCAGCTTTTTCTCCAGGTTTTTATGGATATGATTTTGCTTCAAATTTAAACGAAGGGATGGTTAACACTATTATAGGTGTTGACGTAAATTTTAATTCTGGAGGTCCTTTAGTAAAATCAATACAAATTTTATATAAAGAAAATACTGATAGCACAATTAAGGTTATTGACAAGTTAAATAAAGATCGTTTAGGTTATGCGGATAATCAATTGTATTCTTTTGAATTTAACAATAGTAAAATATTTACAGTTATTCCATCGATAGAGCTTCTTAGGCTTTTTGACAATGTTCCGTTACTTGCTCAAGCTCAAACCATTATGAGTAATAGGTTGGTTTATGGTAACTATATTGAAGGTTATGATTTAAAAGATGTATTCAATGATCCTATACAATTACAGTATTCAGCTGATTTAATTACTGGTGAATTAAAAAATACAAGTTTAAAAAGTACTTTAAATTCTGGAGCTTATACTTTTGGCAGTATTCAATTAGTGCCTGGAGCTAGAGTTAATATAAACTTATCTCAAATAAATCCTTTTACAGATTTAATTACATCGGCTTCTTTAAATTTTAATTTTACTTACGAACATTATATATTTGACCCTACCGCAGGACAACCAACTCAAAAAACTGAAAATACAAATCTTCAATTTACTTTTGTTTTACCTAGAAATTATGATTCTATATATGAGTTAGTTGATTCAACTGAATTTAAAAATGCAATAGGTACAACTGCAAATATTAAACCTGTTTACGCGGCATCTGGAGCCACGTCATGTGATGGGTATACGTTAACAGACCAGTTTAATTGTTCGGTTCCAATAACACTAACAACTTCAACGGGAACAGTAACAAAATTTTCAAGCGGTATAATTACGGCAGGAGATCCAATAGCAATTGTTGGTAATGCTCCTGGAGCAACTTCCTTAGAGCTTCAAATACCTGCTGTCAGATTTGTTGTTGATCCGGCTGCTCCATCAGGAGGTTTTTATGAATATTATAAAATTATTTCTTCTACTGTATCATTAGGAAGCACAATAACTCCTACTAGTCTTCATAGCAACAGAGGCTATGAAATAGGAATAGTTTATATGGATGAATTTTTAAGATCATCTACAGCTTTAGTGAGTCCTAATAATACAATTCAAACATCTTGTGGTGATTCAATTACTCAAAATGAAATACAAGTAACTATCCCTTGGACACAAAGAGCTCCTGTTTGGGCTAGATTCTACAAGTTTGTTATTAAACCAAATGAGTCTACCTATGAAACTATTTATAGTGAAGTGTATTATAAAGATCCTAGGAGTAATAGTTATTTCTTTTTATTAGAAGGAGAAAGCGCAGCTAAGATAGAATCAGGACAGAGACTTATAGTAAAAACCGATGCGCGTGGAGCTCTTAACACATGTAATGAAGTAGTTGTTATTAGCAAGTCGGTTAAATCTAAAGACTTTATTTTAGTTCCAGCACCTAATGGTCCTCCAATAGCAGACCCCATCCCCAATGGATATTATCTAGATATTCCGGCGGGACCATACATGGAAATTATACCTAACGGTATTAACTTAGTGGTAAGCGGAGAAATTGGCGGTAGCCTTGTGGCTAGACCTGAAACAAGATCTGTAGCTAGAACAAATCAAGTTGTATTTCCAGTAGGTTCTTTTTTAGTTAATATTGAAAACCCAGACACAACAGCAAGTCTAGCAAATTCATACGTAGACTACACTGTGCCTGTAAACAGCATAATTAATATTTTTATTCGTCAAAATAGAAACGGTCCTGAAGGGGGTTTTTTGGGAGAAGATGAAAGAAGAGAAAATATTTATAAAAACTCTGAAACTCTTGTTGCATCAATAAATTATGCCAATTTTTTTGATTGGTTTAACGGTGATAATATTGGCGATTTTATAGAACGAGATAGCAAGTCAGATATTGGTACAAAATCTTCATCCACTACTAAAAATGTTTATCTTGGAGGAACAGGAATACCTCCAATAGTTGGGCAAGCAGGTGAGTTGTCTCCTCCTGAAAATATATCGGTTTTTCAAGGTGCAATTGGAGGATATATATCAACTAGTCCTGTTACTAATTTTTACAATTTTTGGAGAAGCGATCCCAATAATGGCGGGAATAATTCATTATGGATTATAGCTACTGGCCCTCAAAGCACTAGGTTTACTTCAAGTGTACAAATTAATATAAGTGTTCAAAGGGCTGATGGAGGAGGTCTTGTTGTTTTTGAAAGTATTCCATCTGATGCTTTATCTGACGTATGGTATGAAAATAATTTGTCTTTGCAAATAGATGATAGTGGACAGCATGAAGGAACTCAAAGTAATCAAGATATAAATACAGAGCAACCAGCAGTTATAGACACAGAATTTTTTGATTGTTACACTTTTGGAAATGGTGTTGAAAGTTATACCGTAAGAGACTCTATAAAAGGAGAAGCTTTAGCTTTAGGAAACAGGGTGACAACAACTTCGGCTCGTGAATATCAAGAAGCACATAGATTTGCAGACTTAACTTATAGTGGTGTATATAACGATGAGTCTAACATAAACAGACTTAATGAGTTTAACTTAGGACTTTTAAACTTTAAACCACTTGAAGATTCTTTTGGATCAATACAAAAGTTATACGCTAGACAAACAGACATACTCACACTTCAAGAAGATAAGATTTCTTATGTACTAGCATCTAAAGAGTTATTATCAACTCCCGCAGGCCAACAAACATTAACATCTGTTCCTGAAGTACTAGGTCAGCAAATAGCTAGACTAGAAGAGTTTGGTATAAGCAGAAATCCTGAAAGCTTTGCAGTTTTTGGAGCTGACAAATTCTTTACTGATGAGCAAAGAGGAGCTGTTATTCAATTAAAAGGGGGTGCTTATAATAATGAATCTCTTGCTGTTATATCTGAAACAGGGATGCGTGGATGGTTTAGAGATTTATTTCATGACAATTTTGACGCTCAAAAGTTAGGTGGTTTTGACCCCTATATGAACGAATATGTTTTATCTGCTAATAGCATCACCTTACCTTTTGTGGGTAATTGTGACTTATGTGGAGGGAGCCGTAATATTACTATACCTGTAGGTGAATCAATCACTTACTGTGTTAACGTAACTCAAGAAGTAGGTACGGTTGACATAGAGTATGTTATTCCTTCTGGAGGAAACGACAATGTTGTAACTCAAGATAACACTCCTAATGTGGGCGGAGGTCTAGTCAAGATGATCACAGAAACTGGATCAAATTCAGCCTCAGGAAGCGATATTGTTACTGAAGATTCTACAGACAATAATACCTATACGATTACTGCACTTTATAATGGGACTAGCACAAGTGTTACCAGCTCTATAAATGGTATACTTCAAGTTCCTAAAAACTCAGTATATGCTGAGGATATGACAATTACAGTATCTTCTAATAGTATAACTGCAGACACTATAGAGGTAACTGTTAACTGTCCTGTGGCAGATACAATTACACTTTGGCAAATAGGGATAACTAGTAATGCAGATAGGAGTACTCCTACTTTAACGAAGACTATTACCAATCAATATTTTTGGCAAGATGGTTTATTTAGAAGATCTGATCGACAGTCTAATCAAATGGAGTTTAAAAGTGGAACATTAAACCCCTTGGTATCTGACAGATTAAGTTTTACTGGGCCTCAAGGAGCTAGTCTAATTCCAAATCAAAATGCTATTGTAAGGATTATAAGTAATAAACTTATTAAAGATAATGATAACTACGATTTTCAATTAGGTAAAAATAACTTTAGGTTTTTAAGAAGTGCTACTTTCTACGGAAATTTAGAGTCAGATACTAGAAGTTTATTGGCTGCATCTACTAAAGCCACTCCAGTTAGAAATGTTTTAAATACTCAGGAGTATTTTGCTGAGTTTACTATGCCTAGCGGTAAGAATAATGATAACCTGTACTTGATATACGACTATAGAGATAGTACTGAAATTCAATTGTGTTATTCTAATATTGATTTAAATGACGTTTGTTGTGTAGGATGTAATGTTGCAGATAATGGAGGGACTTTAGTTCCTGAAGCTACTCCTGCAGGATGTAATACTTATACTCTTACTGCTCCATCTGAATGTATAACTTATAGTTTAAGAAATAATGATAGCGGCGGTTCACCTACTGATGTTGAATTTACTCAATGTGGCGATTTTGGTCCTAGTCGTGTAAGAGACTTAGCTCCAGATATACTTCCGGCGCAAGAGCCTGAGGTATGTTCTTCTACACTTCCAGTTTTTGATAATAATAACGGAACTCCTCAAGCAGGAGCAGCATGTGGAGCTCCTGCTGTAAACACATTTTTATATACGGCTTGCAATGGCGTAGAGACTCAAGATGATATAAGCACAAGTACCTCGCCTAAAACAGTATGCAGTCAAAGTATTCCAACTTTAAGCGATCATAGTTCAGGAGCTACTTTAACGGTAACTAAAGGAGCGTCATGTGCAGAGAATTACTACGCAGCAATACAGTGCGGCGGTAATGCTACAAGAGTATTTTTATCAGCCGATGATTCTCAAGCTTTATACAGTCTTGGAGATATAATTTATTATGATGAGATAGGTTTAACAAGCAATAATACTAGTGATCGTAAGTGTGCTACAATTGAAAAAATAAATTGGGGTAATGGTGCTAGTGGAGAAATTATAGGCAGAGCCTCAGGGTGTCAAGACACAACTTATTGTCCATCTCTAGTCGCTGACCCTCTTGTATGGATGTTTAGCGGTAAGGCAAGTCAAGGAAAAGACATAGCTCCTTTGTGCGACAATACAACTTTTTGCTATGTTCCTGTATATACTTCAGTAACAAGTATAGGCAATGTTTATAATCCTGATACTTTGTTCTTTGAGAATCCAACCTTTAGTGTTCCCTTCAGAGGAAACAACAAGTACTTTGCATTTAAAGCTCCAGCAGCTGGAGAACAAGAGGCAGCTCAAGGATTTTTGCAAGGCTGGCTTCAGATAGATAATACAGGAAGGGTAGTATCATTTAGGGAATGTTAAAAAAAATAAAGTAATTTTACATAATGGCAGCAGCGGGTACATACTATATTGACACTATAAATTTTGCAGACGCAAATGAGGTTTTTCTAGACGAAGCTTTAACTACGTGCGCTCCTAATGGTTTTTATCAAATGGGTGGCGCGACTGCAAGAGAGCAAGTTGACTGTGTCGGTGGTGTCGGTGGAAGACTTTTAGATCCTGTAACTTGCCCCTCATGTACGCCTCCCTCTCAAGATGCTCCTATTCCTGCTAATACTAGCTATAAGGTTACCGATGTAGTTACTGGTACGATTGCATTTGTAGCCATAACAACTGACTATCAGCCTACTCAAAAAATTACAACAAGCCTTAGCACCAATTGTTGGTTAATTAATAATGGATCAACGGATACAGTAACCGCAACTATAACTGGATCTTGCAATACTCAGACTGTTCCTATAGAGAAATACTATTTATTAAATCCATGTCCTAATAGTGTGCCTTCGTCTAATGAATATGTATTTACTTATATTATAGATTCAGCTACTGACAAACCTCCAATAAACGGAAGGTATTTAGATACTACAACTGGTCAGTTTTATACTAGTGCTAATACGGCTCATCCTGAAGGTAGTTCTATTCCTAATATTGGTTCAAATAATCGTTACAACACAGATCTAAATGTTAATTTAGCTTTACAAGGATCATTTCCTTCAGATCCAGTTAATTTAGGCTGCCCTCCTCCACCTGAAAGGTTTTGCTATTGGAATGCTACTCCTTGCAGCGGTGGTTCTAAAGTAATAATTAAAACGCCTACTAATGTATTTGACAGCATTACACAGGGAACATCATCCGTAAAAGTATCTGGTACTTGCTATACCATAGACAACTTGTCGTTATGTACTAGTGATGAAGTGGATGATATAGGACTGTATGACGGAACTGTTTATAGCGCTTGTGATAGCGCAGGAACTGGAGATAATCCATGTATCCTTGCTGTGGTTCCTACACCTTCTTTTAATGTTGTAGAAACTACGAGTGGAGCTACTGACTTAGTTACTAAAAGAAACGGATTTGGTCAAAATTCTAAAGTTGTAATAACGGGATTAGCAGGATGTTGGAATTTGGTTTCGCCAAGCACCACAGCAACCGCTAATACTATTCAAGATTTTTGCCCAGCAGTATCTTCTTGTACTACTTACCAGTTTACAGGAACAGGTTACTATATTACATGTTCTGCAGGAGCTGGAGGATCACAAAGTTATTTAAATTTATCACCAGGGATAACTCAAGCGGTATGTGCTATTACAGGTAGTGTTGCTGCTAGTAATGGAGGATCTTCTGGAACGGGATCATGTAATACAGACATTCCATTAACACCGCAATACAACTACTATAATGTTGAGCTTTGCTCAGGAGGCGGCGCGACAGTAGTTAGAGTTCCAGTAGGGACAACCTTAGATGCAAATCAATCTGTAAGAATAAATAATGGCGTAACATGCTATAAGGTTACAGGCGGAAGTGGATTAACAACAACACAAGATGCTACTAATATAACTAGCGGATGTGATATTTGTGATCCTCCAGTAACATGCTTTAGCTATTCAATAGAGTATTCTTCAGGAACTACAGTTTGTTTAGCAGGTGGGCAAGGTGTAGTGTTTGGAGATACAAATAATTTTTTAACAGCAACACAGCTTTTTGCAAGTCAAGCAGGATGTACTACATCGGAAGCTGCTTCTTCAGGAGTCTATACCTTTACGAGCGCTAATATCAAAACCTCTAGGTATTGGAATGGATCTACTCTAGGCGCAGCTCAGACATGTAGCTCTACTCCTCAAAGTGTTACGGCTACCATAACGGCTATAGATACAACTGGATTAACAGGAGGTGTAGCGGGAACTAATTACAATCTTTCAGGAGACATAATTAGCTCTTTCATATCCGGAACAGCACCCCTTGATACTAATCCAGGGACCTTTAATACTAGGGTTCTAGTAACTCAAGGATTTACGGGCACTGGTATAAATATATCTTACGCTCCAACAGATATAAATTCTGATCAAAATGTAACAATGACCATAACCGGAGCAATTACTCAAGACGCTTCATCATTTGTTTATTCGGTAACCGGATGTGACAATACATTTTGGAACATAGAAAGCACTCAAGTTTTATCTCAAGGAAGTACTATAAAATTCAGCACAAACGGAGGTCAAGTTTTGTGTGGAATTGTGGGTCAACAGCAACCGTCAAGCATTTCGCCTACAGGAAATTTCATGTATCAAGTTTCTTCTGGAAACAATTGTAATTCATTTCAATGTTAATAATTTAGTATATTCGTATATAAAATTAAATTAAATGAAATCTATATTTGTACAGATAGCTAGCTATCGTGACCCTGAGCTTGTACCTACCATCAAGGACCTCATTGAACAAACAGCTCACCCTGAAAGATTAAAAATATGTATAGCTCATCAGTACTCTGAAGAGGATGAATGGGACAATCTAGATCAGTTTGCTAGTGACGGAAGGTTTATTGTAATTCAGATACCTCATACCGATTCTCAAGGTGTGTGCTGGGCACGTAATGAAATTCAACAGCACTATAGCGGAGAGGACTATACCCTGCAAATAGACTCGCATCATAGATTTGTAAAGGGATGGGACAAAGATTGTATAAATACCTTAAATAGTTTAATAAAAAAAGGTCATAAAAAACCTTTGCTAACCTCTCGTGTACCTGCGTATAGTCCTGAAACTTACCCACAAGGTACAGATGAAAATAGTTATGCAATGTCTATTAGGAAGTGGGATCAAGGCGTTCCTATATTTAGTCTCTATAGTGCAGGCAAACAACAAGAGCCTACGCCATCTAGGTTTTACTCAGGTCACTTTGCTTTTACGCTAGGAAAGTTCTGCAAAGAAGTACCTCATGATCCGTTAATGTATTTTAATGGAGAAGAAATTTCAATATCCGTAAGGGCTTACACGCATGGTTATGACCTGTTTGTTCCTAACAAGCCTATTGCTTGGCATGACTACACTGGTGACAAACGTGCAAGGCATTGGGATGACAATTCTGATTGGAGTGCTAGAGATAATCAGTCAAAGTCTAGAGTTCGTCAACTGCTAGGAATTAATGGAGAGATTTGCAGTCCTTGTAATAAAAATACTTTTAAAAAGTACGGCTTAGGAGATGAAAGAACTTTAGAAGAGTATGAGTTATATTCAGGATTAAAGTTTAGGGATCAAACCATGACCCATAGGTGTCAACAAAATCTACCTACGCCAGGGTTAGAGGGTGACTCAGTTTATATAGAATTAAAAGACTATCACGTTAGGATAAATAAACATGACTTCTTGTATGAAGATTGCGTATTTGCAGCCCTTGTGTTTGAGGATAATAACGGAATGGTCGTATACTATGATACCATAAATAAAGAGGAGATAGTGGCCCTCAAATCAGCAGAAGGCTCATACATTAATGTGGTTAGATCAATGAAGGGAACTAAGCCTTTAAGATACTTTGTATGGCCTTATAGCGCATCGCATGGATGGGGAGATAAAGTGGTCAGTTATTTTTAGTAAATTTGTATAAATAAACTTTTTATTATGCCAGATTATACTCTAACATACAGCGAAAACTCTAAGGGGTGGCCTTCATTTTATTCTTATCTTCCTGAGTACATGGCTGGTATGAATAATTATTTATATTCTTTTTCAGGAGGTAACATATACCAGCACAATACGAATGCGGTAAGAAACAATTATTATGGTACACAAAGTTTTTCTAGAATTACTAGTGTATTTAACGAAGATCCTTTAGTTAATAAAATATTTAAGACAATAAACCTAGAGGCAGATGCCGCATGGTCCGCTTCTTTAGAAACTGACTTGCCTAACACAGGACTCATTGACCTAGAGTGGTTTGTTCAAAAAGAAGGCGACTGGTTTGCATACATAAGAAGTGCCGGAGGTGATCCAGCAGCGCTTACAGAGTATGCCCTAAGATCAATGAATGGTATATCACAGAGTTTGTCTGTAACAGGAACTGCTAATACTCCTATTATAAATTTTGCTACTACTATAAACATAGGAAATATAATAAGTATAGGAGACAGCCTGTACTCTGTTAACCCTCCTTACACGGGTCCTACCTTAGTGGGAACGGTGACAGCAATAGAAATAGATCTGGTGAATAATATAAACAGGATTACGGTAGATGCGACAGTGGCTGGTGGTGCAGCACCCACACTTCAAGACTCTTTTATTTTATATATTAAAAATCAAGAGGCTGAGTCACATGGACTTTTAGGACACTACATGAAATTTATACTTCAGAATAATGCAACGATAGCAACAGAGCTGTTTGCTGTAGAGTCTCAAGTAGTTAAAAGCAATCCTTAAAAATTAGTATCTTTGTTTAGAAATGAGTTTTAACATAAGACCATTAGTAGAAACAGACTACGACGCAATACTCGTGGGCTGGTGGAAAGACTGGAAATGGAATCCACCTCTGCAAGACTTCCTGCCTGACAATGGTAAGGGAGGTATAATGGTTTTAGATAATGATATACCTGTATGTGCAGGTTTTGTATATATGACAAATTCAAAAGTTGCCTGGGTGGATTGGATTATTTCTAGTAGAAATTATAGTAAAAAGCCACAGCGTCAACAAGCTTTAAGTTTGCTTATTAAAACATTAACAGACACATGTAAGACTAGCGGGAACAAGTTCTGCTATGCACTGCTTAAAAGTAAAAGTCTAATTAAAACATATGAGGACCTTGGATATATATCAGCAGACAGTTATTCACAAGAAATGATAAAAAAATTATAATATGGCAGCAGTAACAGCAATTGTATCAACAGGACTAGCGGTGGCAGGCGCAGTACAGAACTTTTCTCAAGCTGCTAAGCAAGGGGAGCTACAAAGAAAAGCGCAAGATGATGCTGAAAAAGCAGCAAAAGCAGCTAAAGATAAGTTAGAACAGAACTTTTATGAAGGACTAGACATCAACCTTAAGTCTTTTCAGCAAGAGCGTGATTCTTTGGCGGGAGTAGGTGAGAGGCTAGTGGAGGCAGGTCAAGAAGGAGAACGTGGAGCTGGAGCAATCGCTGGACAAGTTATGCTGGGAATGCAAAAAAACGAGCAAAATATTACTAACAGACAGATTAATAGTCTTGAAAAGCTAGAACAGACTGTTGCTAAAGAAGAGTCACGCCTTGGCGAAGAAAGGATAAAATTAGATTTAGAAGAGTCGGCAGGAGCTCAGATAGCTGCTAAAGAGGCTGGTATTAATAGAGCCAATGCAATTACTGCAGGAGTTAAAGGAATAGGAAGTGCAGTTACAGGACTAATGAGCTCTCAGAAAAAATTAAAAGATCCTAAAAAATTAGGAGACACTAAATTAGGAGGTTTACTTTCGAGTGTAGGAGCTAAATTTAACGATCTATATTCAAGTATATTTTCACCTGATGATGACCCATCTCAAACGGCAAACACAGAAGAAGCAATGGGTGGTATGGGAGGTTTTGGTGGATGATTATAATAAAAGCATATAAATAATGGCTACATATTACAAGTATAAGTCTCGAGAGGGTCAAGACCAGGTTGACTGGGGAACAGTAACTAAGGGAATTACTGATGAGATATCTAGAGTTAAAGGAGAGCGGGACGATAAAAGAAAAGACGTAGAAGATGCTGCTGTAGAAAGATTAGAAGCTATATCAAACAAGCCTCAGGGTCCAGATGTATTAGAAAATGAAAATATAGCAAGCTATGCAGCGCAGCAAGAAGCAATGGCAAGAGAAGATTTGGCAATGCTTAAAAGTGGAGATCTTACGCTACAACAATATACTTCCAGAATTAATACCGCGCAAGGAGGGACTGAAAGAATGTTTCAACTTTCAAAAAAATATCAAGATACCCGTCAACAACAGTTAGATTCTTTGAAGCCTGATGAAAATGGGATTATTCAAGCTTCAGGACTAAATGCCGTATACAAACAAATGGTTGAAAGGTTTGCTGATCCCGGCAATACTAAGTATTATGTAGATCCAGAAACAAGAGAATCTTTTCTAGCCGTAGTTACAGATAAAAAAGGAGACGGTACTGTCATGATAGGAAATCAAGCTCATTCTATAATGGGGATTTCAGCCGCTGAACGAATTATTGAACAAAATGATCTTAGATATCAATCAAATTCTAATGCGAAAATTTTGGCTGATGAAGCCGGTGTACTTATAACAGCCGATATGTTAGGGAATGTAGGAACAAAAGAAGATTCCTATAGAAGAATGTTTGAAGGTAAAGAATTGACTGCTGACGGTAATGCAATTATGTCTCAGATTAAACTTTCCTTTGGTTCAAATGCAGCTTACGGAAGTATGCTTTTTGATACTTTGGGCTATGTTCCAATTGCTGAAAATGAAAATGGATCAGGGTTTACTAATTTAGAAACCGGAGAAATTATTAATAAAAAGCCTGAAAAATCTTTTTTAGTTAATACAGTTAACGGCGTACAAACGCCTCAAATTAATGAAGAGTTAAAAGATGTGGCTCATAAGGGAGTATTGGCTCAAATTAAAGCTAAGCTAGATATTAAAGAGACTGTTAACCCTAACTTAATGACTAAGTATCAAAACGCAATGCTTGGATTAAAAAGACAAGAACTTGCTGATTTACAGAATGAAAAATCAGACGCTATGAATGTGCAAGTGCGCACCATGGCTGACCTATATTCAGGAGATCAGGTTAATGTTAAGGCGGCAACGGAATACTTTAGAGATATTAATCCTTCAGTATCTTTAGTAGAGAGAATACCGGGTGGGATTTCGGTAACTTATACGGACGAGAATGGAACCACTGTCAAAAGACCTGTTGTATTTGGAATAGAAAATCCAAAATTTAATCCGGCTATAGCTGAAGGACCAGATAATACAAGGTTTAGCATGATAGAAAATACAAACTTTGATGAGAGCCAACCCGAAGGACCAGATAATCAGAAATTAATTCCTGAAATTAAAAATCAAAGAGATTTCATTCTTTCTGCTGGTAACTTATTGATTGGTTCGGATGAGGCTAAAAAACGAGAATTTACTAAGATAGTAAACGCTAAAAATTCCGATGGACAATTTGTGTTGAACGAAACATTATCTAATGTATCAGCTGGTTCAGCTGCAGATATTACTGAAGCACCTAAACAACAAACATTTGATATAGCGACTAATAAATATCTTGACAACATTCTCGAAAGTGAGAAGTTAAATTATTTTGAAGCAGGTAATTTTCAAGACGAAGAATTAGCAGAAGCCATAAATGAACAATTTAAAGATATAGGAGTAATAGCCAAAGACACTGATGGCTTGAATAATAGAGTATTAGTGCGTATCCCAGGGATTAATGAAACAATAATTATTGACACAAACAATTTTACCATTAGCGGAAGCAGAAAGGAAAAACAAAAATTAAAAGACTTTCTTAAATTAGGTATTGGAAAATTAAAATTACAAGAAAAATTAAATTTTGAAGTTGACCCTAGCACATCTAAAGGAAAGAAGCGGGGAGATAATATACTAAACGATGGATAAAATAAAACAATTATATAATCTTTACTTAGAACAAGGTCTTATTACCGAAGCCACCACTTTTGAATCTTTTAAAGCGGCGAATGTATCTCAACAACAACAGCTATTTGACTTAGGGAAAGAAGACGGACTTTTTGAATCAAGCACTGTAGAAGACTTTTCAAATGCATGGGCTGATCCTTTAAAAAAAAAAGATCAAAAAAACGAAATCAATATGGATTCCGTATCGGCGGATGGTTCTTTGGTTTCGCCAGACTCAGGAGCAATTTATGATACTTCTGGAGAGAAAGATTATTTTCAAGGAACATTTGGAGATGTACTGCGAGGTTTAGATTTTGTAGTTCCTTTAGGGATGGGAGACTTTGCTGACGATATGGCGCGAAGCGTAGCCTCAGGATACTATCAAGGAGTAGCTGCTGAAAATGCTTCTGATCTATTGATATCCGGATCTATGGCTACTCAAGAAGACATTGAGAGCTTTATAGAATCTAATAAAAAAACTCAAACTTACGGCCAATCTAAAGAGATGCAAGAGTATATGAAAATATACGAAGAAAATGGCAAATCATTTAAAGGAGTTGTGTTAGGTCTTTTAAAGTCAGGACTTACTATTGTCCCCGAACTTTTTGTTAGCTCAATGACAGCTATGGCTAGTAATTCCGATTCACTTGCCGCAGCTGCAGCAACACTAGGAACAGGAGCTTCAACTGGCGCATTAGGAGGAGTCGCGGCTGGAGGAATAGGAGCTCTTCCTGGCGCAATTGCTGGTGGAGCATCAGCCCTTCCTTATGCTTTTGCAGCTGCAGGGTCAGTATTAGAAATGGGATCTACATTTTCAGAGCTATTAACAGAAGCTGCTGAAGGTGAAGAATTAGATTCAGAAAAAATTACAGAACTATTAAATGATCCCGAAAAGTTTGCGGACATTAGAAATAAAGCTGTAGCCCGTGGTTTAACCATAGGAGCTATAGATGCGTTTACCGGTAAACTTGGAGGTAAAATAGCTGGTAAAGTTTTAAGCAAAGGCGGTAAACAAGCTGCTCGAGCAGCAAGTCAAGCTAGAACTACAGGCGCTGTAGCTACAGCAGGAGTGGTTGAAGGATTTGGGGGATCCGTAGGAGAGGTAGCGGGTCGATTGGCAGCAGATCAAGAAATGGATATTTCGGAAATAGTTCTTGAAGGTTTAGCGGAAATGCCTGGTGGAGTAAAGGATATTATATCTACAAGATTTAGCGCTCCTTCTTATAAAGTTAACGGAGAAAAAGTAACAGCGGAAAAAATAGATGAGCTCATAGAAACAATGACTCTTGATCAGTTGGTAGCATCTAAAATTAAAATAACTAATGACTACGAAGGACGAGACGGAAGACTTCAGGATAAAAAGATTAGACTTAGTACTCAGAGAGACATATTAAAAGGAGATTCTGACTTAAACAAAACTACTCTAGAAGCTTTAACAGATCTTCAGTTATCTTTAAATGATCTGGAAGGAAACAAAACGGAAGCAGCAAAACAAAAATCAGCATTGCTTAAGGAACAAATGAAAGCTTTACAAGAGCCTTCTGTAGACGCTAGCGTTGAAGTTTTAGATAGCAACATTGCCGAGGAATCTCCTGGGCGTGATTACAATAAGGAGCGATTTGAATTACTAAGCGAAGAAGATAAAGTATTAGCAAATAAAATTGAAGATGAAACCAAGCGCAATAAATTTGTCAATAATAAAACCATTAAAACTAGCGAAGGTATTAGAATAAATGAGACAGAAGCCGCTGAGAAAGCATTAGCAGATCCAAGCTCAGATGAAGCCACTCTTATTGCAGCTACTAGAAAAATGGAAGAGCCCACTGCTCCGTTTAATGTCGCTGCCATAGCAGATGTAAAAAGAGATTTAAGTGCTATTGAACAAAATAAAATTAAAGGGCTTGGTGTTTCGGGGAGCGCGCAAGTAACTCTTAAGTATAAAAACCAAGTAAATGATGCTTCATCAAGTGTTCAAGAAATCACTGCTGATGCTAAGCCAAGTATTGAAGAAAAGAAATCTGATGTTTCAGAAACAAAAGAGGTCGTAGAGGAGATTGACATTGTTGCTTTTACGCCTTCTCCCGATAGTCCATACATAGTTCCGGGTAATAAAAATAAACCTAGTAATATTCAGATTAATTTTACCGATGATGGTAAGATTAAGTCTGTAATAAATATAAAAACAGGAAAGCCTGTGTCTATTCAAGCTCGTAAAAAAGCTGAAAAAATTTACTTAGAGTCATTCATAGATGTTGATCAAGGGAAAGTGGTTGAATTTTCAGAAGGAATTACTCCAGAACAAGCCACTGATTTAATAGCTGATGAAAGCGAAAACGTAAGAGAAGTTGCTGAAGCTATTAAGGTTGAGAAAAATAGATTAAAAGAATCTAAAGATACTGCTGACAAAATAGAAACTCAAGATCAAGGATTATTTGCAATATCAGGGCTTGCATTTACACCTGAAAGCTGGCAGGAAGCAACGGGTCTTCCGTGGGAAGAAACCGTAAGCAGCAGATGGATACGAACAAAAGAAAAGGGAGGCATCAATGTGGCGGATGGAGCTCTTGGGTTTACAAGAGAAGAAATAATAGAGTTTGTTAATAATTACCCTACACCAGAGGATTTAAAATTAGCCTCAAGAACATCTCTTGACAGTATTAGTTTGGTTAGTCTACAGAATAAGTTTGAAAAACTTACTGGACTAAAAGCAACACCTAGGAATATAAGTACTGTGCTTGGGATAGACCCAACAAGAGGTCCCATCACCTCTAAAACAATACTAGGAAACATTTCTGATCTTCAGCAAATAACTAATGAACAGAAAAGACAATCATCAGAGGTGTTAGAAGAGATTCAAAGAACCTCTGCCACTCCAGAGTCTGCATATAAAAAAGCTAGTAAGCTTCTGGCTAAAGAAGTGAGAGCTTTGGTAAGAAAAGGAGTGGTTACGACTAAACAAATGACTGATGTGATGTCTAGATTTTCAAATGTCACCATGTTTAGTCCTGCATCAAGAGACAGTTTTTTAAATTATATGTCTAGAGTTTTTGCTAATAAAGAATATGCTGGTCAAGTTGCTATGGCTAGAAGCAAAAAAGCAAAAGCTAAGAAGAATGCTGGTGTAAAAATAGGGAAGGCTGATGCGTTAGTTCCTCAATTAAAAAGATTGTTTACGGTAAACCCTTCTTTAATTCCCGAATCTGTATTTAAAAAATACATTTCTTTAGTTGAAATGTTTAGCAAAGGGAAAGCAGTTCTTACGTTAGATTCTATTACAGAAGTTACTAAGCAAACAGAAGAGGTTTTAAAACAATTAGACGAAGATCTTTCAATGGTAATTGATTTAACAGAAAGATTTAATGACACAAATCTTAAGGTTAAAGATAAGAAAGGTAAATTAGATTATAGTGCTACTATAAAAAAGATGCTTGATGCAAGTCAAATAACAGAAGATGAGTATCAGGTGATGAAAAGATATAGATCACAAATAAATCCTAAAGCTGTTAAAGCTCCAAAAACTAAAGCAGAAATAGAGGTTGATAGAAAAAAATTAGTTAAAGCAATAAAAAGTTCTGAGGCTTTAAAAATATCTCAATTACCCAGTAGAGATGAGCAGAATTTAGCAAATAAATTTGAAGAATTAATTAACTCTCCAGCAATAGAAACATTATCAGTTCAAGAGCTAGAAAATGTTTTACGTTTAATTGATAATATTAATAATGGATACCTCCCTCATTTAACTCAGATTAATTCTGAAAAATTAAACTCTATAAATTTTGGTAAATCTCTATCGGATGCTATACAACAAGCTAAGCCTTTAAAGTTTAGTGGTATGTACTCTAGGATAAAATCGATTATAAAAAGAAACTCCACTAGAAAGGGTGGATTACAGGAATTGATACGGCGTAATCCATTGTTTTATATTGACAACGTGTTTGGTGATTTTAAGACTAAAACAATTTTTGATTCGTTGTTTGGTCAAGCAGCAGAGGCTTTAGCTTCATTTACGTTTGATTTTAAAGTTGTGGAGAACGCTATAGAGAAAGCATCAAATAAAGTATTTAAATCATTAGGAAGTGATTCTAATAAATTTTTAATGTCTACATATAAACAGATGGTTTATATGATTGAAAATGAATTTAGAAGTAACCCTGGTAATCCTCAGGTTAACTCAGTGGTAGGATTTTTAAAATCAACAATTGCCGCTATAGATGAAGGCAATACCAGATACGGAGATCAAGAAGCGGACATGCTTCAAGAAATATTAAGCACTTATACGGATAAACCAGGAGATATCTTAATAGGAATTAGCACATCAGGAAACTTTAATCTTGATGGTCTATACGAATCATTTAATAAAGCCGAAAAAGAATCTATAGATGCTATCTACAAAATAAACAGAGACAACGCAGAGAAAGCTGCTTATACAGCTACAATAATTAGAGGTGTTGAGTTTAATCCATTAAATAATTATGTTCATTTAAACGTCCTCCCAGATAGCAAGGCTAGCTCTGTTATGGGTGACGCGTCTATTATCGATGCGTATAACAATGCGTTGATGCCTTCGACAAAAGCCAAATCTTTAATAGAAAGAACTGGAGACGTAAGTGCATTAAACTTTGACGTATATGCATCTGCATCTAGAGGTTCTAAGTATGTGCTAATGGATTATCATTTAACAGAACCTATAAGAACAGGAAGAAAAACATTAAATCAAGCTAGAAAAAATTTAAAGGAATCTGGTCCTGATAATAGGATGCCTTCAAAACAAAGAGACATATTAAATGCAATTGAATCGGCTTATAATGAAGCAGTAGAAAATTTACTTATAAATAGTTTTGGTGAAAGTTCAATAGCTGATGCAATTTTAAACTATTTACAAAAAACAGGTTATCGATCTATACTTGCAGGTGGAGGAAGGTTTGTGGCAGAGTCTGCGTCAAATATAAGTTTTGCACTATTGGTCGATCCTAATGGATTCATAGCTGGAGCAAAGCTAAGCGGCGTTATATCTGATCAAGGCGCAAGCATTTTAAATAATTTAAGCAGTAAGCAAACTACTAGATTGTTTGGAGAAGGTTTAAATACTAGGTATATAGACACCTCTATTATAAGTCAACGCACAGGAGCTACCGGAGGTAAGGCCGTGAGTAAAACAGAAAATTTCTTGTTGAAAGTATGGGATAAAAGTGGGCAAAAATGGGTTAAAGGTGTGGAGACTACTGCCGATTATCTTATATCTACTCCTGACAAAGCTGTGATGAGGCCTCTGTGGTTTGGAGCTTTTGAAAATAGGTTTAAAGAATTAGCAGGAAAAAAGCCTGATTTTGATAAGATAGCTGATAATGATCAGACATACATGGAAGCCAATAAAGATTTCTTGGCTGAAGCTAAAGATTTAGCAGACAGAAGATCGGTAATGGCAGGGGCAACGGATAATGCATTTATGGGCATGCTGAAGGGAACATCAAAACCGAATCAAAGTCTTGCTTTAAAAGCTTTTAATACTTTTAATAATTTCATGACTCGTTTTTTAATATTTGAATATATAACTGCGAGAACAGGAGTAATGAGTTTAATAGGAAAGGGAGAGTTGACGAAGACTCAAGGTGCAGCTTTGATTGGAGGAGTTACTTCAAGGATGGTTCTTTACACCTTGATAGGACAAATGTTAGCAGAAGGAATGACATCATTGTTTGATGATGATGATGATGACTTTAATCTGACTCCTGATGAAGACGGTATGAAGTCACCAGAAAAAATGTTAGGTCAAGCTTTTGCTTCTAGTTTTACGTCCTTGCTTTTTGGCAGAGACTTTGGTAATGCGACTAAAAGTATAATAAATTTAGGTGTTGAAGAGTTTAATGAATCACAGCTAGAGTTTCTGAGAGACGGAGATTATGACCCATACAAGGATGCTTTACAGTATACTATTATCCCTAAAAGTGAGTCAGGAAAAGGAACTGACTTAGGTGCATTGCTTAAGAGATTAGCAGGTCCTTACGGACCTATACTTGGAACGTCTGACTTGTTGATCCAGGCTTTAACTGAAGGAGAGAAAAAGTCAGAATCAGCTCGTGAAAGACAACAGATGGAGAACTATGTTCGATTACCTCTAGAGCTACTAGGTAACCTAGGCTTTGTTCCTGTATATAAAGACATTAGAAAAATTGTTTTAGATCAGCTATATGGAGATTTAAGTAGAGCAAAGAAACAATCAAAAGATAAAAGAAAAGTTAAAAAAGAAATGCTCCAGGGATATGATAGCGAATCTGACATGAAAAGATATGATCTTGATTTATGGGAAAGAACTTATGGATCTGAATCAGAAGGCTATGACGAAAGAAAAGCTTTAAAGGAAATTAAAAAAGCTCAAAGAAAAATAAAGCAAGAACAGAAAGATGAGCTTTATAATTACACTCCTAAATCTAAGAAAACGTCGGGAGGTTTTGGAAGAAGAAAAAGTTCAGGAAGAAAAAAGAAATCAAAAGGATTCGGAAGAGATGATTAAAATAATTAAATATGCCCTTTAGAAGTCAAGCACAGCGAGCATACATGCATAAGAACCTACCGGAGATAGCGGCGAAGTGGGAGAAGGAGACTGTCTCTGGGACATTGCCTAAGCGCATACATCCTAAGGCTAAGCCTCCTAGCCTATTAACTCAGCGAAGAAGACGTAGAAAGATTAGGGCATAACAAGGTATATAAGATACATGATACTAATCATGAACATTACTGCTACAATATATTCCCAGTCTGGATTAAATTTCATCTGTTACTGATTCACTTACGTTCTTAAGTTTTTTGGACAACAAATTAACTTCACCTCGTAGCGGAGCATATTCTTTATCCATAAGTAATTCGTAAATGTTGTTTAATGAGGTGTGAAGATCAGCCATAACAAAATTAATGTTCTGTATTCTTTTTTTCTCAACGGGAGAGACATTAAGTTTCATGCCTTCTAAGTTATAAATTTTTTCATTAAGCTTTACCAATTACCATATTTTTGTTATAGTAGTCTAGATAGGTGTCTGAGTCTATTTGTTCTAAAAATTCAAAGATCATGTGATTAGTGTTATCTATGTACAGCAAGTAATAAAAAGGATTTTCTCCCTTGGTTACGCCGCAGATCTCAAAAGTTTCATCTGGTGCAGTAACATATGCATTGTCTACAAACTTTTCAATTTGCATAACAATCTGCACAGACTTAAACAAATCTAAATTCATTAAGTCTAAAACAAAATTACTGTCGAAGGTGTATAAGAAACCATCTTCAGTTTCTTTAAGTGCCTCGGTAAATGTCTGCTTTAAATCCATGTTCTCTTAATTCTTTAATCCTATACTCCTGGAGCTTAGACACTCGACCCTTGCGTGTCTTCACTTCTAAAAATAATATATCCCTATCAGGATGCAACGCTAACAAGTCAGGTATACCATTCTTGTTTGTCTTGATAAGCTTTAGTACATAATATCCCTCGGACTCTAATTCTTTAATCTTTTTAGATTGTACTTGTTGCTCGGTCATATTCGATGCGTTTTATTGCATATTTATGCGCTTCTTTATCTGAGTATTCATGAATGCCCTCTGGAATATCAAAAAACATATCAAAGTAGTACTCGTAACTTCCTTTTTTAAAAGGCCACTTGCTAAAATCTATCATGCTTTCTTTGTTTACCATTCTCTTCTTCTCGTCAACCTGTTGGACAAAATGGTTAATTTAAAAATCTCATAAATAATTTGTGTGGTTGTAGCCCCATTTGTAAAATCAGAATCAATAAACAATTCATCATCACGCCAATATTTAAAGTAAAGACGACTACCTCCTTTGTAAAAATCTAAAAATAAAAAATTAGTGTAATCGTATAGACCTAAATATGCGAAAACATTTAGTATTTTTTGATTATGTAATGTACAGCTTCCCTTTTTGTACAATGAATTTGGAATATCAGAACTGTCGTACCCACTCATTTCAAACCTTAATCTTTCTCCATCTTTAGTTAGGCGTTCCCTAATAAACTCCTTTATTTCGGATTCCTCCATGGTCTTAAGAGTTTCTACGTATTCTGATTGTTCTTTTTGTGTTTTCATAGTATTAATTATAAATTTAGTAAATCTTTTTTGAAGTGATTAAGGGTGTAGTCCTTCTTGTTAATAACTGCCTTGTAGATATCGTCTTCAATACCCCCTTGTGAGAAGATCCAGTACACGTCATTCTTTAGTCGCTCTTTGGTGGTCATCCTATCTCGTGACTGCCAATAACTAGTAGCACTGAAGTCAATATTGTAATAAACTAAACACTCAGCTTGACGTAAACTTATGCCCTCTCTTCCGCTAACTATCTGAAGGGCAATGTTTTTGCCAGTGTTAACAAATTCTTTAAGGTCGGCAGTTAAATTGTCCTGGAAAACTTCCTTTAAAGCATTCAACTCTTCTTTAAACTTATAGAAGATGCCTATTTTTTTACCCTTAAATTGGTCCTTTATAAACTCAGCCTTGGTGAAGTCTAATATTTGCGAAGCTCCACTCTCAAACTTTACAGTCCCGGAATAAATCTGATGGAGCTTACCCATAAGCTTTACGGGACTATCTGCAAGTATGACCTCTTGCTTTCCTTCAACTACTAAGTTCTTTTTAAGTTGTCTAGCAATATTGTGAGTGATGTTGCTCATTTTAACGTGCATAATATTCTCGGTAGTTTCAACCTTAAATCCTGCTTCCTTTTGAGAAAAGCTAATGAAGTATGGCTGCATGGCATCCATGATGGTTGCCTTTCCCTTGCGGTAGTCTTTTATGTTTATACCATTGATAGGTCGTTGAGTAACATTGACATGATCATCGCAAAACCTATAGAAGTTTTTGTATTTTTTAAATGGATTCCCTGGGATAGCATAAACTTGATGATAGATCTCACTATATGACTCAGGAGTTGGAGTTCCAGAGAGAAGGATAACAAGCGGATCATTTTTTTGAATTAGCGTCTTTACTTGCTTAGATCTTTTGCTAGGCTTAGGGAAAGATCTCATATTATGAGCCTCGTCAAGAACAATTATATCGAAGGTTCCTTTTATTTTGTGTAGGCTCTCATAGTTGATTACTTGTATGTCAAACGAGGGACCATACATTTTATAGTCACTTTCGATAGAGCTTATAGCCTTCTTCTTCGTAATAAAAAGCATACTCTTTATCTGCATGCCTTCAGCTATACCCATGCTGGTAAGAGTCTTTCCAGTTCTAACCTCCATGGCTAGATACACAAAGCCATGCTCACCCAACACGTCCATACCTTTGTCAATTATTTCTTTTTGATAATCTCTAAATTCCATAATTAAAATTCTAGTTCTGGTTGTTCGGCTTCCTTCTTGGTAGGCTTTGTTTTTATTATTATAAATTTACCTATGGAGTCTCGATCAAAAATAGGTTCAACATCTTGAGTATACATGGCATAAGATTTTAACCACTTGTTGAACTCAGTCCTGGAGAGCTTACGTTTACCAAACTGTCCGTAATCAGGATTCATTGTAACAAAGTCACCGTACAGATAGTTGGTGTAAATCTTTTCGTTAATTTTAAGTAAAGGGTTGTGCTGATCACCTAAGAGTCCACACCACTCAGTAAATATCTCGTCCGTGTCCGCTTGGAATAGTTTTATCTTTTGATTTTTAAGTACTGATTTAATCAGACCTTTGCTCAAGTAAAGCTGAAGACAGTAGATCATATAGTTATCAAACTGACACCACTCGTCTTGATCCCAGCCTCCGAAAAGATATCTCCCAAACTCTTCCAGGGGCGTTTGCACCTCAGTATAGTACTGAGTAAGTTCAAGCTCCCACTTCCTTCTGATAAAGGAGTTACCAGTTCCCTTAATAATGTGATTAGTTGTTATTGCTATTTTTGGTGATTTACTAAAAGGAATTTTTATAGCATCTTTATTTTTCTTTTCCAAAGTTAATCCCTCTGTTACAACACTAAAGAGTCTTTCAAATTGAAAGCCTTGTTTGACGTCATCAAATAATATTATTTGAGTATCTGCAGATACGGTCTGATAAGGAAAAGACTTCTCAAATGCAAAGGCCTTACCGTCTATGGTAGCTAACTTTTTAATTGCATTAATCGCCTGAAAGAATATTCCCTTTCCTGTTCCACCATTTGCTTGGTCTGAGATAATTTCATCATTAAGTATAACTGCTGGACAGTAAGAAATGTTTTTGTATCCATGAAGTAAGAAACCAGTAGTAGACTCCATTGACTTTATTCTTGTTGAATCATTATCACATACATTAGCCGTAAATTTCCTGTAGTCTCCGTCACTTAACTCACACTTGTTATAGTCCCTTGGAATAATATGAGCTTTCCAAACAAATCCATTTAGCTCCAGGTAGTCTATCGGAATTACTTTATCCTTTGTAATTTTAATAGCACAGTTTTGATAGTACAGATAGCTAGTGTCTACCGTATCCTCAATAAAGTATATATCAATGGTATCTAAAAGAGTCAAGAACTCCTCCTTAAATATCCTAGTTTGATCGGCAAAGTAATTATAAATACTCATGTCATCCATCTCAATCAAGTGTCCAAGAATAAAATCTTTTATTTCCTTCTCTGAGGTATTTGAGATAAGGTTGTTGGTAACCTTTACAAATAGGTAGGTGCTTTGATTTTCGGGGCAGAACTTATAAAAACCATTAGCCTCCAGGAATTTTTTAAATATTAAGGGTAACATTTTTATTATTCCCTTACTATTTTTATTCCAGAACTTAACGGAGTTGTTCTCTTCTGCGGTTTCAATAACTGAATCAATCAAATCATCATCCAACATTGAATCAGATAATTGTTGACGTATTTCGTTTTTAGATTCCCCTCGACGTAGTCTTTGTTGTATATCGTTTACTTTCTCCTCGTCCTCAAAATATTTTGTGTTGTATTTTTCTCTATGTCCGTAGGCATTCTTAATAGTTTTGTTTATCTCGCTAACTGTAAAGCTAGAGGATGCATACTTGCTTAATACTATAGTAGCCATTGTCTCAGATACCCCATACTCGTTAAAAGCCATAGCTAATGTAAAGGCATTATTATTGCGCATGCCATCCACCATAGGGAAGCTTTTAGTGTGCCACTTCACTAGATTAGAGGTTATTTTATCCTCTTCGTTAATAGGAATAGTGTTGATACCTTCGCCTTTTATTATTTCTTTATATTGAGTTTCTTCTATCTCTGTCCACACCTCTGCGCTTGAGTTAATATATATTAGTGGATCAAAAGACTCATAACATACCCTGCTAATGTTCTTGCTGGTAGTATCAAAGAACTCAGACTTAAAATGATTCTTTAGTGCATTGAAGTAGCCTACATGATTCTTAGGGTCCCGAGGAATTTTAATTAGAATCTTCAAACCTTTTCCAGAAGGTGATATAAATACACTAAAGACATACTTATTTTTGCTAAATTTTTTCTTGTCATCTAGCATCAGCTTTTGTCTCGAATACCCATCTAGATCTAAAGTGATTAATCCTGAGTGTTTTTTTAATGAAATATCACTACGTTTATTAAACTCTCCTGAAAAACATATTGATGGTAATTTTTTTTTAAGTTCATTTCGAGCCGACTTATTTGATTCAGATCTAATCTTTTGAATTAAGTCTTTTGAAGCCCCTTCTTTAATTCTTTCTAGTACTGACTCCACTTTTCTATAGAAAGGTGTGTCGGTTTCTTTAATATTCTTAAAGATTGTGACTATATGTTCTTGGTTTGTGTTCATTAAATGTTGATTATTTAGGTCTAATCCCTTTGTTTATCTGAGTTGTGTTGAAAATGTTGATTTTATTTTTGAAAACTGAGTCATAAAAATAAATAATAATAAATATATATATAGAAAAAGTCAAAAAATTTTTAACATTTAGCACACAAAAAAAGAGGAAGACTACCCTCCTCTTCTTTAAAGTGCCAGTGTTTTAGAAGCCTAAGCCGTCATCTTGTTTCCCATCAGGGGATGTTGGTTTTTCTTCCTTCTTAACATAAGGTGGAGAAAATGTGAGAGATAGTTTTGGCTGACCAGATTGGGTCTCTCCTTTCCACATTGCAATTTGAATTTGCTTACCATCTAATGTGGTCCCTGTACCTTTGAAGTCAGGATCATTATCTTTTTTCTTATAGCTGTTTTTAAATAGGCTTCCACGACCTTCTTTATGGATGTATTCTTTATTTTCACTCATAGTTATTGATTTAATTGATTAAAATTTAGAGTTATATATTACGTTTTTTATATCCTCTATCTTGTTCTCTCCATAGTATTTTTCATAGAGCTGGAGAGCCATCTCTACCTTTTGTTTCCCCTGAAGTACAGTTTCCTCTGATGCAGGGCATACATAAATCTCCCAGTAATACTCCTTAGAATTATTATAGTATCTTTTATTTTTATCCACCGCCACAAAAGTCATAGGCTTATGAAACAACGTCTGGTATATAAAAGCCTGAGTATCGTAGAAGTACTTGTTGCGCCCATCATAGATAAACTTTTGTATTGTGTTTGCAGAGGTTGTCTTTAAGTCTATTACTATACCATCAGATATAATATCCGCCTTTGCCTTGAATGGATGTCCGAATATTTCTCCAACAATTGGGGTTTCGTATTCAGCATTGTTGTGTGTTATTAACTTTGTTAACTCCTCATTGCGACTTAAGAAATTTACGATCATCTCCTTAATCTCTTCAGCCTCAGACTCTTTTAACATATACACTAGACCATGCTCTGCTAAGTACTCCTTATAAGCCTTGCCTCTGATCTCTGTATCCTTCCATATTGGGAAGTCAATTATAAGTTCAGGCTCTAGAATGCTCTGATGAAAATACCGCCCCTTCACCAGGTTCTCACCATCTTCAGGTCTACCTTTAAATTGTTTGAAGGTGTCCTGCTGGAGGTTTTTTATGTCTGAGTTGCTCATCCATTTTGAACCATAATCTCCATAGTAATGCTTATCAATACGAAGTTTCTCTATAATCTTATCTTTTTTTAGTTTAGCCATTGTACGCTTGTTTTAAGTATTTAGTTGTTTTTTCATTAAATTTATATTTCTTCTCTAGACCACTTACGATCTTATCAAAAGAATGTCCTTCGTCCCTATACTCTACCATTTTTTTAAGGACCACATACATATCGTCATCCCCAATGTCTAAAGTAACATCTCTAGGTTTAGGAATTGTACCCAAGTCAAGGCTCTGTGGACTGGCTATCTTTGAAGGCTCTGGAAGATCCTCACCCGCATAGATATAATGTCCAAGACCATGCATAGCCACATTCTTAGTCAGGCATCGCATGAGTGTTTTATTAATATCAAAGGTGGTGGCATTGCTTAGTATAGACTTATTTTTAAAGTCAATTACTGGTAACCACATCTGTAGTGACTTACCCTCTATAGTTACAGTAGTGTAACACATATAGCCAGTTCCCTCCACATAATCGTAAGGGAGATTAGTTTCTGGATTTCTATAAACTTCATAGTTAGCATCAGGGTATCGCTTTGCAACTTCTCCCCATGCCCATGCCCATGACAAATAGGATAGGTTTCCTTTTCTTTTAACGTGCGTACTGACATCTACTGCCGATAGTACTTCATATACTGATTTTTTATTGCTCATAATTGTTGGTTTTATTTTTGGTTAATTCATGTAACTTTTTTGACACATCTTCATGTTTTTTATTAAGTGTATGTCTATGAGTCTTGTGTCCATCTAACAGCTTCATAGATTTACTTGAGTTCATTTCATCACGCACTTTTAGATCGAGCCTTTCTAAGTGAAGTTGATATTTTTTTAAGGCTATTGTATACACCCCAAAAAGCCACCCCTTATTAAATAGTTTATACTGCTCTACAGACAACTCCTGATAGTAATTAATTCCAGATGTTTCTATTCTTGTTGAGTGAGTATCCTTGATAATCTTTACTCCCTTATTCATATATGCCTCGTATAGCTTACTGCTAATATTTTTACTGACTCCATCTGTCTTAGCCTCTTGAAATATTTCTTCAAGGCGCAGTTTAGAAAACAATGCTTAGCTTATTAATTATTTCATTTAAGTCACTATCTTCTAAAAGCTGCTTCTCTATTGCGGATACTCCATGTGTTATTGGACTCCTCTGAAGTTGATTGTCATTGTTTTTCATGTACTGCATAATCTGACCCACGGTTAACTTTCTTTTTATGCATAAGTAGAACAAGGTTTGCCTTGCTAACACTATCTCACCGTTTTGAGATTTAGAGAAAAACTCTTCTCTAGTAAGACCAGTATGGTCCAATATGTTATCAATAAATTGATTGAATATTTTTTCTTTCATTTTAATTATTTGAGTGTGAAATCTAATGCGTTTGCCAGAGTCTTTCGAAACTCTAACAACTCATTTTCGTTTAGTTTTTTAAAGGTGGTGTTTCTTAGTTCAAGAATAAAGTCGTGTGCCTGAACATAGCCTTTACATTGATAATCATCGTCAATGAAGCGGTCAATTGTGTCGTTGGTTAAATGCATTTAATTTGATTTGATTTGATTTATGTATAAATTTAAGCAATTATTTGTTAAAATCCTAATACTTACTTGGAAGTAATATAGTTGTGTTTTTATGTGTGCAAAACGTGTTTTTTACGTGTTTTCCCATAATGGGGTAGTTTTGTCCCATAATGGGCAGTCCATTTTACAGGTCATAAAAAAAGGGCAACATTTCTGCTACCCTTTCAAACAAACAAAACAACATCAGTAGCTACTTATTAAGGGCAGCTATTAATTTTTTTAATCTATCCACTTCCTCTCTCAGGGCTTCATTGCTCTTTAAAAGAAAGTCTATATTGGTTTCATCTACTATTGGTTCGTATATCATGATGATTGATATTTAAGTTGCTTTCTGATGTTTAACTGCTCCACAGTCAAATCCATAGATTTTATAAATCTTTTCATTGATCTCTCGTCTTCCAGAAGATTACCATCCTTGATGTATTTTCTGGCCATCGTTAATCTTAATGCTCTGCATTTGCGATCATTGTCAATGAGTTTAGAAAAAAGTATATTCCTCTCTAATGCTCGCTTTTTACTCTGTTTCATCCTCTCTTTAATTTTTTCAATTATCTTCTCCATGATTTTTGTATTTCGTTAAATAAAATTAATTCAATGTCTTGCCATGTGTAGCAAACGTCTTGATCCCAACTATGGTAGCCATCTAATGATTCCGAGGGGATTATTTCTAAGGCTTTTGCCCTAGCTTTAAATTCTGCCTTTGTATACTCCTGTGAAGCAAAACCAGATATGAATATACTACAAATTATTGTTATTGCTTTTTTCATAACTGCTTAATAATTAATTCATGTAGACCATCCTTGTCTAAGTTCTCCAGGAGAAGAATTTTATTAGTTCCGTTCTCGCGAAGGCTAACCCCTCTTATTCCCTCATAATCGTCAACACTCGCTTCTACAAATATCTCTAGCATGCTCCCCGGTTTGGGTCTAGACTTGGGTCTATACATTGCCTTAATTAAAAAAGCAATATGAGTTTCTTTTAGGTAACCCCTTCTTACTCCAAATTTTTTTAAGATTTTCATATATTGTCTTTTGCGTGTTCATTTAAATCATCTTCAACCTTATCATGAATATACTCGTGATAAAACGCCATAGGTATAGTCTCTGAATTTAGGTATGCCTCAGTGACTTCCAAATCAGCACTTCCAGGATAATCCCATTCTGCATCTTCCCACTCGTAAGTGTAATCAACAGAAAGGGTATACTCTTTTTCTACCCTCTGATATGTTCCTCTTAATTTTGTCATTTGCTTATTAAAATTAATACTATTAAATATAAAAAACTAGGTGCTAAAAATATTAGTGCGTTCATGTTTGTTTGTTTAATCTCTGAGAATATTCTCATTGTGGATAGGAGGAAAATCGAATTCCTCCATGCAACCATGCTATCCTTTAGGCACTAATTATTATATCATATAAAATACTATATGGTCGTATTTTTATTTCTTTGGGGATTACAAAAGGTGTTGTAATATATTTGTAACTAGAAACAAGATTTTTCATCTCATGCTTTTCTACAACATATCCAGTAATAGGATTGATGCTGTGATTCCAAAAATCATCTTGTACTGATTTCATAGCTAATCGTTTTTAATTAATTGGCTTTCATCAAGAAAACTGGTATCTGCAAAATCTTTATCTCTAAATATTGCTTCCCATTCTACATGACCATATGAAGTTTCTTTTTCTTCTGTATGGTAAATTGTAGTGTCATCAAGAATAGAAATGATATCATCTAATTCTGTTGACCATTCAGCTAAGAAAACTGATTTGCCAATTTCTTTATCGAAACAATTAAATCGTGTTTCTCTAATTACTTTATATTCCATGTTGGTTTAAATTAATTAATTGTGATCATTGATAACCATTAAATCATCGTACACTAATTCGTGAATCATATCTGATGCTTCTTGTTTAATGGTCGATTCTATGCTCTGCAAAAGTTGTTTTGCATCCTCTTCACTCAGTCCCTTAGTGAAAAGGTCTGAGTTGCCATCTATTTGATTTTGTGATATATCTAGGATATCTTGTATTGTAAATATAATTGTCATTGTTTGTTGGTTTATTTAATCTCTGAGAATATTCTCATTGTGAGCAATTAGGAATCGAACCTAAACAATCCACCATGTTGCTCTGTACTTTTTTTGGTACGTTATGTACTTTTTTTAGTACGTTTTATAAATTCTAGTACTGCTTCATATAATGCATGAATGTTGGTCGTAACTAATGCATCATTTAATGCAAAAGTTACATCATCACTATGCTCAAAATGTGTATCAAAACATTTATTCACTACTGGCATCAGCCAATCCCATGAGGAATGAAACATCATATCCTCTGGATGAAACACATTGTCTTCGTTTTTATTATTTACATTATTTGCTTTTATTACATCTCCAATATAGTATGCGGTTGTTCTGTCATCTACTATATCAGATTGTTGGGGAAATCTCATAAATTCTGCTATTAGTTTATTGTCTTTCATTTTATTGTTGGTTTTTAATTATTTTACCTTCAGCAGTAAATTCATATTCATTAGCCTCAAACATATCAATGATATATTCCTCACTAGTCATGTGTTCGTATTCTTGTTTTAACATTGATAAGGCTTCTTGAGAGAATTCCTTTATATATTCCTCATCTAAATCATCCAAATCTTCATCGCATTGCATTAGTTTATCTTGATATTCCTCATCGCTATCATCAGTATCATAATCATTCAGAGAATCAATTTCCTCTTGAATAGAATTATATTTTTTAATAAATCTTTCAGCAATTTTATACGTTTCAGAATTTTCTCCATGAGATTCGATAATTTTCTCACAAGTATTAAACACATAGTCAATTTGAATATTACAGTAATTTCCTCTATCAATATCAAAACTTTCTAATTCAATACCTACTTCTTTCAAATCTTGCTTAGTAAAATCATACCAATCATCAAGTACTGATATATAATAATTATCTTGAATTACTTTTTCTTTTGTTTGCTCATCTAATTCCTTGAATTGATATGCCTTAATTTCTATTATTCTCATTGTTTGTTGGTTTTAAGTTAAAAAGGTAATTCCTTGTACGATCTTTCATGAAGGTACTGATCTTCCAGGTACTGCGTCAAATTGTTAATTGTGGTCTTTATGTGCCTGGCTAAGTATTTAAAAGTCTCCTTTCTTCCGTGACCCAAAATTTTTAATTTGTTTTTTTCGTCAAAATAAAAAGTTGGATTAAAAAAGTTTTTTTCATCGTTTACCAGGTGTTCAATAAAAATTGTTATTGACTGATCCTCAATATTAATTGAGGTACTAAATTTTGAATGTAGCATATTATTTTATTAGTTGATTAATTCTTCGCGTGTCCAATGTCCCATATTGGCTCTCTTTAAGTATTAAAAAATTAATGTCCTGGATAGTCGCAGTTCTTTCTTTTTGCTTTTTTAAAGCCTGGGAAATCTTTTTGATTTCGTTCATCGTTTTTTAATTATAGTTATTCCTTTTTTATTTCCTCCGAAAAAAGTTTTATATCCAAATTCAAAACCCTCTTCAAGTTCAAAGTCAATATCTTTTGCTTTGTCTGACATGAAGGATCCGCCAAAATATTTGTTTATCAAATAGTTTTTTATTTCTTTCTTTGTCGGCTTATTTTCTGTGTACGTCTCTATATCTTCAAATAGTGTCATAGTGTTTAAATTGGGTTTACTGCATCAACTACAAATCCGCTTTTATCCTTTTTTGCATCGCCTTTCGCTTTTAATCCTAGTACAACATTCCTATTATAGATCATTAAAATATCTGAGGTGTCCCCGTCAATAACTTTATATCCTCTCCAAAACCTGGGTAAATTATCACGAAAAACGATCGCAACGTTTGCACCATCATTCAAAGCAGCTTCCGCAATAGAATTATTGTCTTCCGCCCTGGAAAAAGTTAAATGATAATTTGAATGATCTTTGTACTTTCTTATTTTGCCTAATATTTTTGTGTAATCATAAAAAACGGCATTCTCTTTTAAATCCTCAATGTTTAATTGAGCGTATTTTTGTAATAAGTAAATGAAATCAATATCACTCGTTCCATTCAAACGGAATGCTATTTTTTCCTTATTCTTTTTAGCTTTGTTGGTTTCTTTTATTATTTCGCTAGCTAATTTTAAAACAAACATTTCTTTATCATAGATATAAAAATCTGTTTTGTTTATTCGTGCATTTTGAACGTTTGAGAACTTACCCCGTCCAGCGGTATAAAGACACGCGGAAATACAGCCTTTTGAAGCCATTGGGCAAATGTTTACATTTTTTGCATTTTGTTTATGGGGGGCTAAGTAAAGTATAAACGTTTTTAAACTATTCTTTGAAGTTTTAGCGTTTGTATTTCCTTTACTTAAAAGGTTTTTAGGTATTTTATATTTTGTTTCCATTGCTATTTGTTGTTGGTTTATACCACAAAAAGCCCATCAACTGATGGACTGTTTGTCTGTGGTTGGTGGCTTATAGCCAGTATTTTGTAGTTTCTAAGCTGTCCGAAATGCTCCAGGTGTTCGCCTGGTTGTCGGTTATTTGGTTTCCCCTATGGAAGTAGTCCAGGGTATTATTATATTCTCCTCTTCTTGCTGGTCTGTCGGGTATTCCGTCTGTTTCATATTGTTTTGCGATTAATGGCAAAACCTCCATTTTAAAATAATTGTTAAATTCTTTTTGTGTCATGATCATAATATTTAATTAGTGTTTGTTTTGGTGGAGCGGGTTTATTACCCCAATCTACACGAAGCATATGCAGCGTTCACCCATTCAAAATACAATCCAGCTTCATCTAATGTTTCGTTTAATATGTCACTTCCCCAAAACTTACCATAGTAATCAGCGTGTAAAAAAGTTTTGTCGTTTTCGCCGGCTTGTTCGCAGTCAATCCAAAAGACCCCGTAATGCCCGTTGTTGTCCCACTCCATCGGTTCGCGTACTGCGATGCCAATTTTTTTTAATTTGTTAAATACTTTTCTTTCTTGTGTTGTCATGTTTATTTATTTAAGTGTTAATTTATACCACCAAAAGCCGCCCTAAGGCAGCGGTTTAATTGGTGGGTTAGGTGTTAGTCATTAAATGCTAATTCAATTCTATTATCTATTATTCGCCGATCTTCGATGGCTTTTTCGATTTCGTGCTCCATATCTTCGAAAGCTTGTAAAGACCCTTTTAAGATGTTTACATGCGCCCAATTCGTGCAAATGTTTAAATGTCCCTCAGCAATAAGAATTTGATCACTAAAAACGCTTAGTGCTAAATTTCCTTTGTCAATTTTTGAAGTAAAAAAAACTTGTAACTTTTCCATGTTGGTTTGATTTAAATTAATTGTGTTTGTTTACCACCAAAACCCCGCCAATGGGCGAGGTGTTTACCTGGTGGAGCGTTTTATCTTTGCTTTGCAATACTGTTTACCTGGTCACATGTTGAGCATCTAAAGTCCCCGGCAGCGGTTTCTGTTATATCTTGGATTTCTTCCAGGAGTTCGTCGGAGTTGTCAGCTTCATAGATTGCCATTACTTTACAAACTATAGAGAAAGCAAATTTAAATTCTCTCGGATCTCTTATATTCATCTCTTCCGCTATTTTGCAAAGTACTTGCTCCTGGGGTGAAGTAATTGAAATTGTTTTCATGTTGGTTTATTTAAGGTTTAAATTGGTGTTATAAATTTGATTCAATTTTAAGATTACACTCGTGAGAAATGTCCTCGTAAAAAGTATTTTCCTCTTTGTCATTATTAACAGTTGTATAAATTACATACATAAGATTGGATTTTTCTTGATTCTCGTACTGTTTAAAATAAGAGGTTTTAAATTCAATCGGGTAAACTTTTTTTAATGCTTTCATGGTATTAGGGTTTTAATTATTACACAATATAACCATAAATGAAACAAAAAACAAGTATAAGAATGTTAAAGTTTTATATTTTTTTGCTATTGTTCGCGCGCATAGTTCAACAACGTCCCCAGGGCTAGAACAAAAGAGCAACAGAATAAAAAAAGGTTTGTCTTTGGTCTATCTTTGTTCCAGGAGGGGCAGAGATAACCGCGGAGCAGTTCACGCGTTAACGTGTCCAGGGGTTGAAGGGATAAGAGGGAACAAGGCGAGCGCAAGAGGACGAGGTGACCAGGGTTACCCCCATCTAAAAGTAAAAGCCTAAAATATCTGGAAAGTAACAAGTTTTAAAAAAAGTTTTGAACTCAGAATTTGACTTTTTATTTTAGGGCCATCGCTCCTGTATGCGTATATTACCCAACACCCCGGTGTATCTAATAATTTTGTATATTTGAGCAAACGAAGTATTATGAGACGAATGGATAATAAAGGATTGTATGTAAAGGACGGTAGGTTAATTAACGACAGACCTAATTCAATGACTGGAATACAGAAGGCAGCTAATATGAAAAGGATCATAGATGAGGATCGCAAGATCAAGATGATTGCTGATGGAATTGAGCGAGCTGAGAGTAACAAAATGATGAACGATTTTTTTGGATGATTGTTGGTTTTCATCTAACTATAAAAGGCTACTTTCGGGTAGCTTTTTTTGTATGTTGATTTTAAAATTTAGTCAAAACCAATATCAACATTTTCAACATTTTATGTTGATTTTCAACCATGAACTTCGAATTTTTCTTTATCGCCTTTTTTCTAATCCTCTATATTTCGTATGAGCAATCATAAAATGAGCATTAAACTCAATAATCAACACAAATAATGTTGATTTTAATGTTAATTATTTGAGCTAACTATCTGACTATCAAGACTAGTGTTAATAATGTTGATTTTAAACTGAAAAATTTATAGAAAGTAAAGTAATAATAAATATAATAAAAGGGTAAGTATGGAAAAAAAAATAACATTTACGACATTAGGTAATTAAGGTTAAGTTTTTATCTTTGGTATAAATCAAATTTAATCTAATCAAATTACATGAATGAATCGGGAGGGTATTCACCAAAAGATTTGCACTTTGGTGCAGACGCACAATCAAAACTTATATCGGGAATAACGAAACTGTCAAACGCAGTGAAGAGCACATTGGGACCAATGGGTAATACGGTGCTTATAGAGTCACCTAATCACACTCATGGGATCACCGTGACAAAGGATGGGGTAACAGTAGCCAAGAGCATTCAACTACTAGACCCTGTAGAGAACCTAGCAGTTCAGATGATGAAAGAGGCGGCAGACCGCACAGCCAGTGAGGCTGGTGATGGGACCACCACGGCTATTGTACTTACAGAGGCCATAGTAAAAGAGGGCATGAAACTTATAACCCCCAAGGATAACAAGACAGAGATACTTCGAGAGTTAGTGTCGCACACTGAGGATGTGATAGGGTGCTTAAAAGAATGGGCGGAGCCTGTAACTGACCAGAAGTTATTGGACGTGGCAACCATCTCATCAAACAATGACCCTAAGATAGGTGCTATTATAGCGGATACTTATAAAAAAGTGGGTAAGAACGGCATCGTGACCGTTGAAAAGAGCCAGACCTCTGACACTACCTTCGAGACTACCCATGGAATTAAGATAGACCGCGGGTATTCATCACACCTGTTCGTGAACAACCACAAAAAAGACGAGTGTATCCTGGAGGATGTGCATGTGCTAGTGTCTGATGCTGAGATAAATAACATACTTTCAATTGAGAACGTGCTAAAACCGATCATAGCAGACAATAAAAAATTATTAATAGTAGCGCCTTGTTCTCAAAACGTAATAAATACGTTGGCAGCAAATGTCATGAAGAACAATTTGAAACTTTGTACCATCGTTCCTCCCAACTTTGGTTACAAACAACACGAGCTGATGAACGACATTGCTCTCTCAGTTGGCGCTACTTATTTTTCACAGAGTACGGGAGATGATCTGTCGATCATAAGTTTCAGTGACCTCGGTAGGGCTAAGAAAATAATTGTTGGCGTTGACCAGACCATCGTGATGAAAGACGACACACATGTCGATGACCAGATGATCGATCAGAGGGTTGAAGAGTTGTGGGATGCGCACAAGGGCTCCACTAAAAAAATTGATAAGGAATTTATAGCGTCTCGTATCGCCTCACTAACTGGGGGGGTAGGTGTTATAAAAGTCGGGGGTGCTACAGACCTAGAGCAGAAGGAGCTGATGGACCGTGTTGATGACGCGGTGTGTGCAGTACGCTCCGCACTCTCAGAGGGGATACTTCCAGGAGGAGGGGTAGCACTACAAGATGCTAACCTAGAGATGGGCAAGTCAAAGTTCAAAGCTAAATTTTCAAAATTGATCGCTGGCGCGATTTTAAGCTCGGCGCTTAAAGCTCCTTTACTTCAAATATTAAAAAACGCTGGTATAGAGTACACGAAAGTTTCTAGTGATGACAAAAAAGGTTTCGGACTTGACGTTAAGACTGGTAAGACTGGAGATATGATTAAGATGGGAATCATAGACCCTGTAAAAGTTACAAAGGTAGCCCTGCAAAATGCTGTCTCAGTGGCAGTAACTATATTATCAACCAACGCCATAGTTACTATGGCCCGTTCATACGAATCTAAAAACTAAAATTATGGAACTAGAAAATCACATAGAAGAACAAAGAGCCAATTCCGAAGCTTACATACAAAGCTCAAAGGTGACAGAAGAATTTTCAAACAAATTATTTAAAGAAAACTACATTGGAGTAATGCAAGCAAACAGTGTTTATCTTGATGTAAAAAAAATTGTATATGAAGCTATGATGAGAACATATGAATTAAGAAGCAAATGAAAAAAATAATTATACTACTTAGCTTAATATCATTATCCTTTACTACTCTTCAAGAAGACTACTGCGAAGGTTGGGAACTAGGATACTGCCAGGGATGGGAAGACGTAAAGGGTGAGTTTTCGTTCTGTCCAATTGTGCCTATGTGTCCTATGTCTGAAATGTTTAAGAATGAATACCTAGATGGTTATAACCGAGGATTTAAAAAAGGACGTGTAGACGCAAACAACGAATGAAGCCAATAGGAAAAAATATAGTAATAAAAACAATTGAGGAGGAGATTAAAACCTCCTCTGGGTTGTTACTTTCTTCTGACGATGCCAATAAACTTCGCTATAAGAAGGGCAGGATTGTTGAGATAGGCACTGACGTAATAGCAATTGAGAAAGACAGCGAGATATACTACGACAAACGCGCGGGTTATACGATGCTTATTGATAATATAGCCTATACCATCATTCAGGAGAACGATGTTGTTGTTGTTTTATAAAGCTATTTATGCTTTTTATAAACTTAGCGTTTAGGTAGTATATGTAGGGAACGTTTTTAGTTTTTATAAGTGGGTTTACCCTAATATCTTCTGGGAATAAACCTCCGTTTAATTGTGAATAGAGAGAGCCTATTGCTCTTTGCCCTTTGAATGATAGGCCATATATAGATCGTGCACTCTTTTTTTTAGTTTTATAGTTTTCTATCCAACCATCTCTCAGTAGTCTTTTGAAACGAATTGATTCCCATCGGAGTAGTTTTTCAAATTCACGATATTTTTCTTTTGTAAAATATTCTTCACTGTACATGAAGAACATCATGTCTAAGTCTGGAACGGTAAGTCCGTATCTTGCTTTAGCTAAATTACGCACTATCTTCCAGTGCTTCATGTAGTCGTTTTTTCTCTTTGATTTCATTAGATTTAATTTTATAACTTTGCATAAAGATATAAATTATGACAACAGATCACAAAGACATAAGACATTACGCTGGAGCAGCTGGAATATTTCTTTTAATAATCATGTTGTTAATATTCTTATCTTACGTCGAAGTTCCACCTGTGAACAAAGATTTATTTGTAGCAATCGTTGGTACACTTGTCTCTAGTTTAGGTGTTGTAGTTTATACGATAATCGGTCAACAGCCAGATGAGGTGAATAAACTTCAAAAGAAAAACGAATCCCTAAGTTCTACTAATCATCAGATGGAGGTTAGGAATGATCAATTAGAACAAATGATAATTGACATGCAGAAGCAAATAATAGAAAAGCTATCTGACATTAAAACTATTAAAAAGTAATATTATGGCGACAAAAAAGAAAACAACAGAAAATAAAGCTTCATCTAAAAAAGAAGATGCACCTAAAGTAGAAGTTCCGACAACAAAAAGAGTTTGGAATGGTGAGAGTTATGTAATAGTAAATATATAATTATGCCACACGGAGGAAGTAAGATGCTAGCTCGAATGAAAGCGAGAAAAGCTAAGAGAAATAAAAGAATAATAGCCGGAACAGGACCAGCAGGAACTGTATTCAGAACAAAAAAACCTATAACAACAGCTTAATTATGCCAACAGTAAAATTACCAAACGGAAAAAAAAGAATATTCCCATACAACGCGGTGGGGAAAGCTCAAGCTTCAGTTTTTGCAAGCATGAATAGCGGAAAGATTAAAAACAATCCAAACTACGGTATGGAGAAAAAAACTCAATCCGGATACTAATCGATAAAAAATAGAACGATGAAAAAACAACCTATGTGCCAATGCGGTAATACATCTAATTCAGATGGAAACTGTGACGGCTCGCACTTAAATAAGTAAAATGGCTAAAAAAGTTAGTTGGAAGTGGGGCGGAAAAACCTATAGTGGAACTTTTATTAGAGAAACTAAAGACAAGATATTCGCTCGTACTACAAATGGAAAAATTAAAACAATAAAAAAATAATGGCGAAAGCATTTAAGGTACACAAAATGTATAGCAAGACGGGAATAGTAAAAATTGCTAAGACAGTAGCAGATCATAACCGTCTTAAAAAACTAAACTATAGTCATAAAAAACAGTAAATGGCAACTCCTAGAAAAGGAAAGGCAAAAGTAAAAATTACATCAACCGGCAAAAGAGTAAGCTATGGTCAAGCCGGTAAAGCTAAGGGCGGAGGACCTAGAGTAAAACCAGGCACTTCTAAAGGCGACAGCTACTGCGCCAGAAGCCTAGGGATCAAAAAACGACTTAGTAAAAAGAAACAAAACGATCCCAATACCCCAAACAATTTATCGAGAAAACGTTGGAAATGTGTAGGCGCTAAGTCTAAAAAATAGACAACGAAAATATTACTATCTTTGTATTTATAAATAAAATATTTATTATGAAAAAGCAAGGTTACAACTCAAGACTCAATGAATCTTTAGGGGCACGTAATGGGAAAAAATCTCAGTCAATGAAGTCTCGTCGAAACGAATCAAAGGGAATGATGAAACATTATGGTGAGAATCCATATTCTGCCGATTCAAACATGAACTAATGGCAGATAGTAAGAACTTTATACAGAATGTTTTTCAAGGAGCAAAGCGCAGAGGTACTCTAGGTGACTGCACGGGAAGAAAGTATGGAAGTTCAAGTTGTCCTCCTGGTTCAAAGAAATACAATTTCGCCAAGACAATGCGAAAAATAAATAATCAATAATGAAATCAAAAGGATTCGGAGATAGTGTAGCAAAATTTACTACAGCCACAGGAATAAAGTATGTGGTTGATAAAGTTGCTAATGCTATGGATGCCGACTGTGGGTGTGACGATAGGCGTGATACTTTAAACCGAGCATTTCCTTATAAACAATAAAACATGGCATATCAAAAACTACAAGCTGGAAAAGCGTGGGCAGTAAACAATAGTGATAACACAGACATTCCCAATACGGGATTGGATGGTGTAACTGGAACTACTACTGCGGGTAGTGCTACTCAATTAATTGATGCAGGCAGAACAGGCAGTGACATCGGAAACTTAGCTACTTTAAGTTTTACAAAGTCAGGTATTCAGATTGGGATGATTATTGTTAATACTACCGACGGAACGCAGACAACTGTTAAGCAGGTTGTCAATGGAACAACAATTTTGGTTGCTCAAAATATTTTTGCTACTACGGCTAAAGCATATGCAATATATGGCGGAACTCAAGAGGGGGCTGTTTTATATATTGGAACGGCTGGAAATCTAAGAGTAACAACTATTGCTGGAGATGATGTAACATTTACAGGAATAAACACAGGCGCATTCTTCCCAGTTCAAGTAATAAAAGTATGGGCAACGGGAACAACGGCCTCTAACATAATAGCGCTCTGGTAATATGCCTAATTTAATTGCTATAGCAAATTTTATCGGAACTAATTTATATGGTGTTAATCCACCTCAAGGAGGTTCAGATATAATAACAGAAATAAATACCCCTGGGGTTGGTCAAGGTCCGTTGCAAATGGTAAGCGAAGACGGAACAGGTTTACCAGGATCAGATTTAATAACAGAAAAACTAATATAAAATGGCAGTTAAATTTTCAGATTTTACGCAAAAACAAGATGCATCGGTTGCCGTAACTAACATGGTTGGTTACTTGGCTGCAGGAGAACTCAATATTATGATACCCCCTGCAAATCTTGACACTACTTACGTGGTATCTACAAAGAATGCAGGTGCGTCACCTACAATAAATATTCAAGGAACTAAACCTGGGCAGACGGCAGTTATAAACCCATCGACTGTTAGTCTTACGGGATCAGGCGGAACTCTTTTGGCAGGAGACGGTAGTACAACAATTAATTTTGCAAGTACTGCCTATGCATTAACTTCTACTGACACTTCCCCAGCGGGAACTGTACCTTTAGTTCTTACGGGAACGGGTGGTGGAGACGCGGGAACAGATACTGTTAGTCTAGTGGGAACAGGCACAATCGGAATTACATCTAGTGGAAATACAATTACAATAAACGGCACTGGCGGCGGCGGCGGCGGTTCTGTTACCAATGTTAGCTCTGCCTCTAATGCATCTGCCTTAACATTAGTTACTACTTCACCAACTTCTACTCCTGTAGTAACGCTTGGTGTTACTGGAGGAAGCGCGGGACAATTTTTAAATTATTTAGGAAATTGGGCTACTCCTGCAGGTGGTGGTGGTGGAGGTGTTACAAGTATAGGCATGACAGTTCCAGCAGCATTCGCTGTAACACCAGCATCTATTACTACTAGTGGCACGTTTGCTATAAGTGGTGCAGGAAGTGCAAGTCAAGTAGTCTTAGGTAATGGTACTTTAGGTACCCTGCCAACAGATACAAATACAACTTACGATTTAACAAGTCAAGCATCAGGCACAAGTGTTGATGTTAACTTAGTTCCTTCAACAGGAACAACAGACACAATAAAATTAACTCCAGCTGGTGGACTTACAATAACTAAGTCAGGAGATGTAATAACATTAGACACCTCAGCTTCGGGCACTGGAACAGTAACCAATGTAACCTCAGCAGACACCAACACAATTACTGTAGCTTCGGGAGCAAGTACTCCTGCTATTACTGCCGTAACTTCTGGAGGTGTAGGAGCTGGGTCAACTAGTTTAGCTACAGGTGCTCAAATACAAGCAGCAATTAATTCTGCTGTAGCAGGTTTGTTAGATTATAAAGGAGGCTATAATGCTTCATCAAACAGCCCTGATTTAGATTCTGGTAGCAATATTGCAATTTCAAAAGGAGACGCATATACAGTAACTGTAGCCGGTACATTTTTTACTGAGGCTGTAGGTATTGGTGATTTATTAATTGCTAATGACGACATGGCCGCTAATGGTGGAAGCGCATTGACCAAGTGGACTACAGTACAAAATAATGTAGGAACAGCACAAGTTGGCGCAACTGACGCTGCTACTGCTAAAGGAATTGCTGGGTTTGATAATCAAATGTTTGCTACAACTGCAAATGGATTTATAACCTCTACAACTCTAAACACAGTTGTTATAACTCGTGTTGGAGCAGGTAATGGATTGTTTTATGTAGATGGCACGCAACAAGCGGACATAACATTGATGCCTGACGTAACTTATTTAATTGATCAAAGCGATGCTTCAAATGATGGTCATCCTTTAATATTAAGTACAACTACTCCTACGAAAGCAGAATATGCTACTGGGGTTGTTTATTTATTAGATAATGTTCCTGTTGCTAATGCAGCGGCGTACAATACAGGATTTAATGCTGCTACTACAAGACAATTAAGAGTTACTCTTAATCAGGTTGCACCTACTTTATACTATGTGTGTTACAATCACCAAAACATGGGTGGTAACATTTCAGTAAGTGGTTCGGTTACTTCGGTAGCTCTTACCATGCCAAGTGCTTTTGCGGTAGGCGGAAGTCCTATTACATCTTCAGGAACATTAGCTGTAACCCCTACAGGAGGTAGTTCAGGTCAGTTTTTAAATTATTTAGGTGCATGGGCAACACCGGCGAGTGCAGCTCCTACAAAAACAGTAGACCAAGTTACTATTGCAAATGCAACTACAGGAACAGTATCATTAACCGTTTCACCTACAAGCGAGGCTTATACAGACATGTATGTTTCAGGTGTATATCAAAACAAATCAGTATATAGTCTATCAGGATCTACAATAACATTAGATAGTAGCGCATACTTCCCTAATGGAGCAATTGTAGAAGTAGTATCAACAACATAAAAATAAAGCTCAATGGCAACAACCAAAGTAACTACAGATGTAATTGACATGAGTGGTAACGCTGGAGGGCTTACCTGGGTGAAGGGCACTACTGCTCAACAACCTTCAGGAGTCATCGGTGAAATCCGTGAAGACACTGACACTAATCGCACACTAGTATATACAGACGAGACAGGCACAACTGAGTGGAGAAATCTAAAGGAAGCGGCTGTAGTTGGACCTAGCTTTAATGTAGAATATTTAGTAGTAGCCGGCGGAGCCGGCGGCAGTTCATATGGCGGCGGCGGAGCCGGTGGTTATTTAACTAACGTTGGTGGTACTTCTTTACCATTATCTCCATCTACTGCTTACACATTAACAGTAGGGACTGGCGGCGCAGGTTCAGGAAATGTTTATACTGGGATTGGAGCTCAAGGTTTACTTTCATCTGTATCAGGTTCAGGAATAACTACAATAACATCGGCGGGTGGCGGTTATGGCGGTAATGATACAGGCGCACTTACAGGAGCTGCAGCAGACGGTGGTTCTGGAGGAGGAGGTTCTGATGGACCAACTGATTCTTCTGGAGGTTCTGGAAATATTCCTATTACTACACCATCTCAAGGCAATAATGGCGGCGCTGGTATGTATACTAGTACACCTTCTGAAACCTATCAAGGTGGAGGAGGAGGAGGTGCTGGCTCTGTTGGATCTACCGCCACAGCAGGAGTTGGTGGAAATGGTGGTACGGGAACGGAAAATCAAATAACAGGTGCAACAGGAATATTTTACTCTGGCGGCGGCGGTGGAGTAATTTTCATTGCTGGTGGAACGCAATCTAGTGGCGGTTCTGGTGTTGGAGGAAACGGGGGAAGTTGGAATACTGGAACATCATCAATTGCAGGAAATACCTCTGGTGCTGTAAACGCTGGCGGCGGCGGCGGAGCTGGAGCAGCAGGAGGTTCTGGAATAGTTATACTAAGATGCACTAAAGCCACAGCAACATTAGGCTCAGGCATAACAGTTAATAGTACAGCAGGCCCTGGCTCAGTAAATGGAGTATTAATCTCCGGAACAAGTGACTATTATTATTCAGCAACACTAGGGTCAGGAACAATAACATTTAGTTAATATGGCATACTACGCAAAAATATCAAATCAGGAGTTCACAGTAAGTGAGTGGGCTAGGCTTATGGAAGCTTGCCAGGAAATTAATGTTATTGAAAATGATAACACAATGAGTGATGAGTATGCGACACTCAAAACTGCCTACGAAGAATCATTTACCTCAGACACTTTACAAACTCTACAGGATGAGCTAGCTACATTCCAGTCTCAAGACTGGTTTGATATGACTAAGGAGGAGATGACATCTTATACTAACTCAATAACAGACAAGCAAGAAGAAATAGACGCTGAAAAAGCAGCGCTTATTCCAGGGCAAGAAACAGCACTAGATAGCCTTAAGGCTAAAGAAGTCGAAGGAACAGAAGATTTAGTAACTGAGATTGAAACACTAAACACTACAATAGCCAATGCGCTATGCAGAGTAACAGACATGTACACGGGAGCAGATGAGTTTGTGTCTTCTAATGGAGAAGTAACTGAAGTTGACAACTCAGTATACTGGGAAGGATTTTACGGAGGCTGCAAGAGAACTTCATACAACACACAAGGAGGCGTGCACAAGTTAGGCGGCACACCTTTTAGAAAAAATTATGCAGGGGTAGGGTATATCTACGACCCTGTGAGAGATGCTTTTTATACCGAGCAGCCCTATGCAAGCTGGACGCTAAATGAAGACGCATGTTATTGGGAGCCTCCAACACCTAGACCGGAAGGGATGGATTGGTATTGGAAAGAAGACACAACAGAGTGGGTGGACTATTATTGGCAAGCACCTACTTCTGAACAACCTTACCCTAGCTGGACTTATGATGGGATTAATTGGAAAGCACCAACACCTATGCCTGATAAACCAGGGGGTTTATATACGTGGGATGAAGAAACATTAACCTGGGTAGAAAGATAAATTATGGCAACAACTAAAGTAATAAAAGACTTAACGGAATTAAATCAAGCCAATTCAGAAAGTGGACTTAGAATGCCAAGCAGTAATGCAGCATATTCAGGTCCAACGGTTGCAGAAGGCATGATGCGTAATCAAGTGGGTCAAGTTTCTGAAAGTTCAGCATCTACGATGCAGCATTATAACGGCACTGATTGGAAAAACTTTGTTAATAAAGCAGTTCTTAATTATAATACAGATTTTTTAGCTGTAGCCGGAGCCGGAGCTGGTGGTTTTAATACAGGCGGCGGCGGAGGAGCTGGCGGATTATTAACTTCAGTCTCTACAGACACAAACGGAGGGACTTTAAATACGAGAGAATCAACTTTAACACTAACCGCAGTTACAGCATATACAATTACTATAGGCGCAGGCGGCTCAAAAGGTTCTCTTGAGTTTAATACAAATGGTAGCCCTGGAGGTATCACAACAATAGCCGGAACAGGAATTACTACTATTACTGCTAATGGCGGTGGATTTGGAGGCTCAGGTTCCAATACAGGCCCTCTATACGCTGGAGGAACGGGAGCCTCCGGTGGAGGAGGGTCTAGAGGAGGCTCGACTGCTATCCCTGGAGCAGCAGCCACTAATAGCGGCAATCAAGGGTTTTCAGGCGGCGCTTCATCAACAGACGGTGATAGCTCAGGCGGCGGCGGCGGCGCAAGTCAAGTTGGAGTGTCTAGACCAGGTGCTCTAAAAGGCGGCGCAAATGGGGGAGATGGACGTATTAGTACAATCATAACAACAGCAATTGCAACTTCACAAAGTGTTGGAGAAGTAGACGGCACAGATGTTTATTTTTCAGGCGGCGGCGGCGGCGGCGGCTTTACTAATTCTATTTTTGGCACTGGTGGCACTGGCGGCGGTAAAGCTGGAACACAAAATACTGCAGCAGCAGATGGTTCTCCAAACACTGGCGGCGCAGGCGGCGGAGGTGCTGGCAGCGGAGGTTCAGACCCCACCTACACTGAAAGACTTGGAGGTAATGGCGGCTCAGGAGTTGTGATATTAAAAGTTTTTACAAGTACATTAGGAACAATTTCAGGGACATCGAACACATCGGTATCTTTAGGAGGTGGATATACTGCTGTAATATTTAAAGAATCAGGAACATACACTACACCTTAATAAAAAATTATGGCAATAACAAAAATAGGCA